GCCGGGCAATCGAATATGTCCCGCATATGGAGCAACCTTACTTCCTCAGTTATATAGATGACGAAAAAGGAAAACGCTTCAAGGAACAAGTCCTTGATATAGAGGATTTGGACCGGATGCTCGCCAAATAACCGGCTCAACTTCCGATAAAAAGCCCTTTCCGGGAAACCGGAAAGGGCTTTTTATTTGGGTTCCCCGGCGTGAGAGGGGTTACACCGGGGATGGAAACCTTCAAAAAGGGGGAAAGGAAGGTTTCCTAACTGTTGGCCTGAATTGCCCGCCCTTGCTTTTTCGCCTTCCCTCTGGCCGTTTCTTTTGAGCGTTTATCGCCCGGTTTGTAATGATATTTCTTTCCGTTATCGCCCCACCGAAAGTATGGACCTTGTTTGTCCCTTCCTTTAACGACTGGCATACAGTTCCTCCTTTCTTTTTTCTTTCGTCGTTTTCCACTTTGTTTTCACTTCTCTCCAACGCAAATATATTTCCGAATAGTAGGACACAGGCCCCTGTAATGAAACGGCTTTAGATGCCGGAAAAATCGCTCAAAACCTTGATGTAATCTCCGATCAATAACGGATATCCGTGTATTGGCCTTTTTTTTGAGGATAACCAACCCCGTTTTAAGGCCATAAGAAACAAACCCCTCAAAAGCCTCACGTCTCTCTCGTTATATTCGAGCAACTTTTCATATTTCCCTTTTTTGTAAATGTCCTCCGGCCTTTCTTTGATCCTGATTTTTCTTTCTTTTAGGTTTGCTGATGATAAATCATTTAAACTCAAGCCGCCCGGTGAAAACCGTTTTATTGAATCCACAATAGGCAACCTTAACGCTTTCGACTTTGCCCACAAAAATAAATCAAATTCAATCCAACCGCCCGTCCCGTTATAGACCCGAAAGCAATCTGTAGACCCTATCTGTTTGTATTTTCTCCTTTCGCCTAAAACGACTTTTGAATCAAACCATATACCATTAAACGAAACCGCTAATGAATTATTGAGATAAGCCCGAAAAAAATTTAAAGACCTTGTGTGTAAGAAATGAACAAATGAATTTCCCGAAAACGTAAAGACCACCCCAGACAAAAACCTTTTATCTTTATAGGTAGTTTCAACATCATAGATTTTAATATCTGGTTTCATATGAAACTATTATCTTTGGATATGAAATATAGTCCGGTTTTTCTCCTTTTGCCGAAAACCGGAATTCAAGCCGCCTTGCCGTATTTGGTGGGATATCGCCCAGCCTTATATAGTCCCCATCTGCATCGAATCCTCCACCAATAGAAACAAAAGCGGTTTGGTTATCGTCCACTATTTCTTCGATGCCTGAAAGTCCGTCGCCATCTACTCCTGATGATCTTACTTGGATCCATTTTCCGGTAACGATTTCTTGACCGAGTTCTTTTGATTGGCCGGTAAAAAATCCGTTTCCGCAAGCCGCAGTAAGTTTGATATTGGTAAGTATAACGCCGTTGTCTGGTTGTCTCGATACAGACCAAAGGAAAATCTCGGCCGCAATTTCAGAGCCATCAGAGGGAACAACCTTCATAATTCCATTAAGTTCTTGGCCCAGTTCATTTTTCCAAATCAAATCAACATCGTATTTGAGCGCACCAAAACTATCAGATAAAACGAGAGTATTTTGCCGATGCGCCCTGAAAACGTCTCCAAGATTTAATCGGCCAAGATCGACCGAAATGTCCTCAATATCGACCTGTTGAAAAAGTAATATAGTCATGACGGAATCCCGGTTTCAAGAGAGCACCAGACCTCTAAATCACCGCCAATATCGACATTATGCGGCTCAGCAAAACGAGCAACCGCATAAAGAATTCCCTCCCCTACTATGGTGCCAAGGTCAGAAGTCGAAATCAAACCGGCACCGTATATTGTCGCTGCTTCCGTAAAGGCAAAAACGGCGGGATTATCCGTATTGGTCAAAATAAGTTCCGGTGAAGATGGTTTGTTCCAAGCCGGTCGCTGGGAATTAGAAAGCCCTAAAACCTCCGTATATTTCAAGAACATTTCATCATAAAAATCCTCGAAATCCGGCACAACATCGTTACCAAAAAGGAAAATGTACCAACCGGACAAAGGTGTTAACCCGTAAAAGTTTGTATTGATTGTATAAATACAACCTTCTCTGGTTACCAAATTTGGGTTCCGATTTACGGTCCAAAGTTCTTTCCCGTTTTCTGAATATCTTGCTGACCAAACCGTTTTAGGGACAAATATCTTTTCCATATTAAACCTCAAATCTGCTTCTATCGGAAAAAAGCGAAAAAAGTTTGGCTTTTAAGACCGCCCCTAAACCATTATCGTCATGATTCAAAAAAAGGGCTTTATCTAAATCCGATTTCAAAACCGGCTTGTCATTGGAATAAAAACCGGCTTTGTGATGAGCGATATTAAAAACCGCCTGCGGCGCATAAACTTCGTTAACATAAGCTGTGCGAGCAAGCCCGGCCCCGGATTCTATGAATGGATACTTTTCAAAAACCCGGTTCAGCTTGCGTGATTCGTAGTAGTATGGCGTGTGGGTTTCCCCGTTGAGTATCGTTTTTCCGTTAGACCGTAAAGCATGTGCCGTTCTCCATAATTTCCGCCCCCAATTGTTCCTTTTGGGGTTTTTTACTGTCGAAAGATCGCCTAAGCAATAAGGGGTTTTTACTTGACTATAATCGATTGGTGTTAAAAGATAAATATCGTCATTCGACCAGATAAAACTTTCCAAGTTTTTTATTGCCCAACGAAATTTTTCGCCGTGAGTTTGTTCTGGATTCTTTCCCTTATCGTCAAAACGAACATGAAAGACATTGTCTATCCAATCAGGAAGATATCCGCCCATTATAAAAACCCTTACATCTTCGTCAAAATCGGCAATGAAATTTTTCTCCCACGACCGAAGGACAAGCCGGATTTCATCGCCCCATTTTGACTCCATTAAAGGGATAACGATATTAATTGGCTTCAATTTATAGTCCTTTCTTTAAGTTTTCGGTTGATTTCTTCCGCCCGATCTCCGAATTTGGATTGCCAAAACCCTTTTTCCGCCCGATTAAGGTTCACAAACAGGGGATCTTTTCCGCACCTCATATCGTATTTCCTTGAAAGAACATATGGAAAATAAAGAAAATTCGACTCAATTGCTTTCATGAAAGCCCATTGGTCTTCTCTGATCTTTCCTGAGGCAATAAACTCCTCCATCCACTCGATATAAAGGGAGGTTTTAACCACGAGACGTTGTGTGGAAGATTGCGCCAATGGGCGATTCTTTTCCATTTTCCCGGTTATCGTTCCGTCATCCCTTACAAATTGGAAAAGAATGGCATCATAGTCCATAAAATTATTCAAATCCGGTAAAGGATTCAACACTTCATCGTCACTATCCAAAAAGAAAAGCCAGGGCGTTGTAACTTTTCTTGCGGCCTTAAGTCGATAAGTTCCGATATTTGTGTTTAACCAATCAACTCCTTTGTTATAGCTAACGAATAGAGGATATTGATTCAAATAATTCATCACGCCCTTTATCGTATTTTGAGAAAGAGAATGATGAGCCGCCATAACCGTTACTATAGTCAAAAGTTCATATTTTTTCAATATTTCCCCTTTCCTTTATTGACCCTTCTTTCTTCAAAATCGTTTACCCAAATAAACGGTCCCGAAATTGGTTCCATATTCAAAAACGGACATAGTTTTCCCCAACTATCCCCCTTTTTTATGTCCATTATCAAAAGTTTATCCATATCGTTTTTGAATGAATCCATAACGAAAGTATGATGGGCCAGAAAGGCTTTGAAGTATTTATCTTTATTGAACTGAAAAGACCCATAACAAGTTTCATGCGCTCTTTTCGATATCGCCTTGAGCTTTTGCGATCTTCTTTGTTCTGGAGGAAAAGCCTTAAAAAAGATTTCTGCTCTTTCAATCCATTCCCTTGGGTCTCTATAAGTGTAAATATATTTGGCGTTTGGAAAACGGCGCTGGAGTTCGCCCTTTATGAAAAGTTCCGTGACGGTTATATCCGCCGAAAAATCAGACCGTTTGATCCTTTTTATCCCATGGGGATACCTTACAACCGAATAACCCAAAAGGCGCATCGCTTCTACCAGTGATGTTTGCCCCGTTCTGGATAAACCTATTCCAAAGACCTTTTCGTTGAATTTCGTTTCTTGCCTATCTTTATCGAGACGGCTTGAAAGCCTTACGTGTTGGTGTTTTGAGTTTGATCCCCAACCTTCGTCTTTGTTCATTGTTCTCCGGCCTTCCCAAATGGTTTTTATTGGCCGGTTTTCAACTCTTAATTCATCAGAATGAGGTTCGTGAAATAAAACACCATCCGGAAATATTCTTTTTTTCTTTCCATTCTTAACCAATCGGAAATAAAGGTTCACGTCACAATCGCAATAAGTCTTTATCTTTTCGTTGAAACCGCCTACACCCCAAAAATCTTCACTTTTCGCAAGAAATGTCCCTGGTGTTCCCGGATAAACTTTATTGCTATATCCTCGATAAAAGCCGCCGGAATTTAAAAAGCCAAAATCAATCTTTCTAAATATATCAGGGGCAAAGGTTATATCGGAATCAGTAGAAAGTAGAAACGGTGCAGTGCAAAGCCTTGCCGCCAAGTTTCTGCTTACTGCCATGTCATATTTTTTTTCGCCGTCAACCCTTACTATTGTGAGTTTGTTAAAAAAACTTTCTGATAGTTTTTCCTTTAGGAAAGTTCCAAGATTTATTTTTGAGGACCAGTCCACCAAAACTATCTCTTTAAATCTAAAAATCTCCCAATTTTTTAGGGATTTCAAAATAAAATCTTCACGGTCCATACTTACTGCGCAGATGGAAATTTGATCCAACTTAATTTTCCTTTCTTTCCTGGCCGGGATTTTCCCGGCCAGGAAGGTAATTCATTAAGTCCCCGAACCCGAACCCGAACCCGAACCGGAACCCGAACCGGAACCCGAACCGGAACCCGAACCCGAACCGGAACCCGAACCCGAACCGGAACCCGAACCGGAACCGCTGGCCGAACCGGAACCCGAACCGGAACCGCTGGCCGAACCGGAACCCGAACCGGAACCGCTGGCCGAACCGGAACCGGAACCCGAACCGGAACCCGAACCGGAACCCGAACCGGAACCGCTGGCCGAACCGGAACCGCTGGCCGAACCGGAACCCGAACCGGAACCGCTGGCCGAACCGGAACCCGAACCGGAACCGCTGGCCGAACCGGAACCCGAACCGGAACCGGAACCGGAACCCGAACCGGAACCGACTTCAAGTTCATCAATAGAATTCTGAAGATGGGTCTGAGCATCTGCAGCAGAAACAAGCGTGCGGCCATCCCCGAAAGTATCGATTGCGGATTGAACCACCGTGTCACTCTCGAAAACCGCTGGATCACGGTCAAAATCAATAGACTTTCCAGAGCAAAAATCCCTCACGCCGGATGGAATTGAAATCCCCGTCGCTGGATCGTTATCAGCATCGATACTTTGAAGAAAACGGGCAATATTTACAACCCGCTGGTCCGTAACGTCCACCGCTCCGTCCACGATGGATAGCGGTGTGACTGCATCTTCGGTCGCCATCGCCTTCGTTCCAAGCGTAACATCACCGACTTTGAAGGTGACCGTTTCACCCGGCTTGTATTTGAATTTTCCGCCGTTTTCTGTAAACCCGGAAAAGGAAAGGCTTGAAAAGGCAATTCCATCAACTGGCGAATCGACAAAAACTGCCTCTGAAATTGCCCTACGAAAAGCCGCCCCGGCCACATGGTCGTCCACACCATAAACGCCCTCGAAAGAATACAAGACCAGGATCAAATCGTCATCCGCAACCTGGGTATCGTCCAACGTAACGTCGAAAGACCCATCAACGGAAAGACTTTGGCCTTGCCCTAACAAAACCCCTCGATTTGCCGCCAAAAAAACGTCCACATTGGCGGCAGCCTCAAAGGTGTTTCCGTTTTTGTCCTTTAGGACACCATCAATCTTAATCATTTTTCAACCTCCTAATTGCGAAAAGGGTAAAACGTAAGGGCACCGCCCGGTCTGAGGGCATCGCCATTCAAATATTCATACGGGAAAAGCCTCAATTCATCTCCCGGTCTTAGGGCATCGCCCAAAGGATAAATCCTTTTGTTCACGTCTTCCGGCCCCGGATAAAGTTTGAGATCATTCCCCGGTCTTAAGGCGTCACCAACCAGGTAAACGTCTTTCTCAACGTCTTCCGGTCCCGGATAAAGCCTCAATTCATCTCCCGGTCTTAAGGTATCACCGACCAGGTATGGAACACGGTTCACGTCTTCCGGCCCCGGATAAAGTTTGAGATCATTCCCCGGCTTTAAAGAATCCCCTATCAAATACGGAATTCTCTCAACGTCTTCCGGCCCCGGATAAAGTTTGAGATCATTCCCCGGTCTTAAGGCGTCACCAACCAGGTATGGGGTTTCGACCGCAGTCAGGGAAAAGTCGGAATAATAGATTTGTCCATCATGTCTTACTTTTAAACGGTCTTCCGTCGTGTTATACCAAATATTTATCGATACATCGGTTGGATCTTCCGATACAAACGAAATACCAGGCCCAGTTTCCGTCCCGGCTGCCTCCAAAACAACAACCCGATCTTCTAATTGGTCAATATAAAGAGAAAGGCTGCCTATAAGTGTTTCATTTGTCTCGATCTGACTTTCAAGAGTATTGATCTGGCCCTGTAGGGAGGTATTTTCTGATTGTAAATTCCCTACTTGTACCTGAAGCAAAGATAAATCCGAAAGGATTTGCACCACTTCGTTTTCCAACAACCTTTCGGCCAAACTTTTACAGGGTTCACCGGCAACCGGATTGTCGCAAACCTTATATGGATTCATTTTAATTTCTCACTCCGAAATAAAGATTGACTGCCCCGCCGCCTTCTATTCCAGTAACGTGTAAAGAAACCTTGTCCGCCCCCAAAAGATCCCAACCAAGCATGGGTGAAGGATATTTTGAAGCGGATTTAAAGGGAAAATCAACAGAAGATGCAGACCTTTTTGTTTCCAAAACACCTTTAATTTCTTGTATTTCCCGTTTTTCCCAATCCATATTAGAAAACCAAGGTTTATTGTAAGTTGGATCGTCTCCATCTTCCCAAGAAGGAATCTTGATATATTCATATTGATCCGAAGTAAGCCTTGGCCCCGGTAAAAGTTGGATCACTATGTCCCTTCCCTCCGGCCAATCATCAGAAAGGGTAAAGGCCTGATTTATTATTTCTGAACAATCGGGGAAATAATAGGTGCCATATTTACTCCAACTGGACGGGTCAAACTCAACGGAATCGCTCCACAATGAATCATCCCAATGATCTTCTCCGGTGAGGGAAAATGGGTCTTTTGTTGGATCTATTAAAAAACGCAAATAAATTTTGCTTAGTGGTTCATCGGAGCCAATGTCGGAATAATCGAGTTTAAACCGCAATTTAGCATCGGAAACAATTGCCCCTTTAGAAAAGGGCATTGGATACGAAAAGGACATTCTATACTCATCCCCGGCGTTAGACCAGCCAACCTCACCCGAATAAGTTGGATTGATGGTGTTATAACTTATTGACCCGTAATAATCATATTTATACCAGGCCGCATAATAACTTCCGTCACGCAACTTTAAATCATAATCGGTTTCTTTTTCCAAAAGTGCATCAAGGACGTTTTTCACAATTGGCGTAATGATTATTGCGCCGCCCGGCGAATTAAAAACAGGTTGAACGACCAATTTTGACTTATCGTGCGCGTTTAACCAGAGCCAAGGCAATTCGCCGTCTAAATCGAAAGAATCTGCTGCGGCTATCGTTAGAAAATTCGTCCTTTGATCTTGAAAAACGACCGGCTCAGAAGAAATATCAACGGGTTGAATAAGGGTTTCTGTGCCATCAATAGAATACCGGCTTGGCCGCATAAGATAACTTTTTCCACTCAATGCGTCTTTTATAACGGCATATCGGATTTCTTCAGACATTTATCCCCCTTTTAAATCTCAAATATTCTCATGCTTTTATGATGTTCGTAATTGAAACCAAAACCGGATGAATCCCAAATCATATCCCCGAAATATTGAGGAAGGTTTCCTGCGTAATCTCTTCTTATTGTATCCATATATTGTTTATAATATAGGGTTTGAGAACCACCGCCGGAATACCAGGTAAATGACCACCAAGATTTAGATAACCAAACTGGACCCGTAAGGGAATATTGAACAACGCCCCCAAAATCTACATCTGAATATATTTCGAGTTTAACGCCCTCGGAAAGTAAAAAACCGTTAAGATTAATCCTCCAATAGGAAGGATTCATCCAACTAAGGTAATTGACCAAATCTCCAAAGCAAGTATCCTCCCTTATGTCTCTTGCTTCGTATGGTGGTTTAAAAATAAAATCATGCGCACCAGCCTGTTCATCTTCACCGCCTACTCCCGGAACCGTTGACTCTCCGCAAGGTAATTTAAAGACCATTTGAGATACGCCAGGTTCATCGTAATAACTATTAGGCCACCTCGCAAAATGAATTATTTCTCCTTCTTCTATAATTCTTTGCGGTATATCTCCTGTATATATTTCAGAAAAATCTTCATTGTTATTTCCGTTAAATGCTTGTGGGTGCCAATGAAGAACTGATTCTTGCGAATAAGGGGCTTTTTCTCCCATTATCCAGCCTGTAGATAAGTGCGCGATTTTAAATGTAAATTTCGGAATATAGATATCAAATTTGTTTATTTGAAAACGGCTTTCCGGTTTCCACCATTCTTCTGATTCAAGTTTTTTATATCCCGAAAGGACATGGTCACGCCCCTCGACAGTTTTTGTTTGTGCTTCCCCTAATCCGACCCCTATGTTCATCCAATATCCGTCATAATCTATCGGCATGCTCAAATAAAGTTTCCAAGGGAATTCGCTATCTTTTTCTCGGTCATATTCTAATTTTTCGTATAGTATTTCATTTTGATTTGAATCGTAAATAGTTATAGTTGGATCATCGTCGGGTGTTATGTTTCCTTTGTCTATTATCACGCCAGTTGACGCCTCGCCCCAATTAAGTTTAAACTCTAAAGGACAAGGTCTTGGATTACTCCAAAAGCCTACGTTCAAAACATCTTCATAAGCGCAATTCCTAAACATTATGACCACAACGTCTCCCGGTTTAAATCCAAAACCGTCACACGTCATGTATTGGGTCATTACTTCAATCTCGGCCAAGTTCAAAATATCGATCTTTAATTTATCACGCCCCAAAACCTCTTTCACTATCCCGGTTGTAAAAAGTGGGCATTCTTCCTGCCAACGCTCATTTCTAAGGCTGGAAAAGAAGTATTCATAGGCCAAACTATACGGATAACCTTTTGCGATCATATCGGTGGAAGTAAGCCAAATCTTATTCGGTGAATATTTATAAACATAATCCTCTTCACCTTCACCCCGTTCCCCGTCGTCTTCCTTTTCCCGGATAACCCCAAAGGTATTACAATAAATTGTAAATGTATCATCAACCGTTCCGCCTTTTGCACCGGATAAGGAAGTACAACCTTGATTCTTTAAGGCAGAAAGGCCCATTTCATCATATTCAGCATGAAGAATATTCGCCCGATGTCCCGGTGATTCCATCCATAGGTCAAAAACCTCCTTATCTGTCCTGGCCCAACCTACGTTTTCACCTGCTTCGTAATCGGTTGCCCCGTCGATATATCCGCTGGCCTCTATCCGGTCAAAAACAGAAGGATATGGGCCTCCGGCCTCATCGTGTCCCGCATAACAATTATGAGCCATAAATCCGGCGTGTAATCTTGCCGCCGTCGTTAGCTTGGGATTCATCTTAAGTCTTTGAAGTCCTTCGGTGGTCCTGGCTTTATTTATCATGCCAAGAATATTTCCGCCCGAAGCACCTTCACTTGATGGTTCAGTTCCTTCCCTTGTGGCTGCCAATTCATCATTAGGTAAAACTCGGATATTTCCCCAAGTTTTCAATGAGTTTGGGTTTAAATTCGATATTTCTACAATTGGAACCACATACTCCTTTTTAAGTGGATCGAGAGTGGCGCATTGCGCAATGATCCGATCCCCGAAACCCGGAATTGATATCTTGTATATATTTTGACCGTTATCGGCCCAAACTATCTTTGCCTCAGCCACTTATATATCCCGTTATTTCTGTTTTGCATTCGCTTCCTTGGGCATAAGAATGCGTAACTGTATGAATTTTTAATGGGTTTAGTTCAGTTGATGAAACTTCATCTTCTATCGTTACCAAAGATCCAACCGAAAGATAAGGGTTCATAGAAAGAAGTTCCAACGTAATAAGGTTTCCAAACAAGGAACCATATTCCAAAATATCGTCAGAAAGTTTATCGGCCTTCCAATAAGTATTTATAAGTCCATTATTTCTGGTGACTTTTCGCCTACCGTATTTGTCTATAATCCCTTGATATGCCTCCTTATGAATGGTTGATTCTTCACCTGCCCCAAATACATCGACAACGGTTATGATTTTTGTAAGGTCAACATCCCGACTTAAAGAGACAATATCTTCAGATCCATAATGAAAATCGGCATTCTCAATCCGGAATAAAGGAGCATCGCGCCAAACGAAAACCCCGGATGGATCAAAAAAGAAGTCTTTCAACGGACCCAATGCCAGATCGAAAGTATGTATGGCGGTTAATACGGATGAATAATTTATCTGCCGATCAATAAAATCAATGTTATCCGTATATGAAAGGCGATATTTAATGCCGGCATTATCGAGCCAATATTGAATCAACTCCTTACTTGCCCCGTTAAAATTTGTTGGATAAATTCCGGGCGTGTTTTGGAGGATAAAAGCCAGACTTTTCCCTTTTATCGAAATTGAATTTGAATCTCCATATGAATATCTTTCTGGTGCCTTCTCCGGAATTCCGGCAAAAATTTGCGTGTAGACGTCCACGCCTTCGATATTGAAACCAAAATAGATATTGACCCTTTTCGAGATATCTGGAGACAAAACCGAATCCAAAAACCTCGGATTCCAAAGATGGGCGTTTTCCAACGTAAGGCTAAACCCTTCAAGGATTTCGTCTTTGCTAAGATTTATTCTGAACGAGGAACAATCGCCCAAAATAAAGACTTCTCCAGCCCCGTTTATCCATTCAACCACAGCCCTCGGTTTTTGAATATTCGAGTTGAATATTGCGCTATAAATGCGCCAATCGATAAACTTTATTTGGGTGGAAAGATCGAAAACCCTCATCAGATTTCCATTTCCTTTTCGTCTATTACTGAAAACCCAAACCCGATCATAGCCCTTTTCCCGGTCGCTTGGGAGGTAACAGAAACAATAAGACCTCGATACAGGACGGAACCAACGCCCATTAAACAGATAACATCGTCAATATCCCTTAATTTTTCCAGCCGGTCAAGGTCTTCTTTTTTACAAACAACGTCGGAAATATTTATGGATCTACCTTTTGGCCGCCCCCAATCTATCGTTAATGTCTTGCGCCCCAAAGAATCCCGGCGTGTAATTTTCCGGGTAGAACTATCCGAAATTTGCGCCTTGTCAAAATTCAGGATAAGCTCACCGATTTCAGAAAAGGTTTCTGTCGTTATTATCGCCCTCATCTTATCGACCCCATACCAGACTATTAGTGGAGTGTTGAAAATCGATCTCGGCACAAAACAAAGTGGAATTCGCTCTTTAAAATTCGCTACCGAAACATGAAAAGGCTTCAGCTTCAGCCTTGGCAAAAATATCCTCCATAAGCGATTGGACAAGACCTCTTAACCAACCTTCAGCATCGCCCTCTATCGAAACCGCTATGGGCCTCAATTCATCGGCCTTCATTAATTCGGTTTGGGTGTTAAGTTTTTCTATTTGCGCATCGGCAACTTCCATTTGTTTTGCGGCAATCTTTTCTTGAAGGGCCATCTGTCGTTCCATTAGGTCTTCCATGAACCACTTATCGCTCATATCCTCAAAGTCGGTTGACGCAAAAGTCCCGAACATTGACGAAAGAGTATCACCAGCCGTCGCTATTGACTGACCTAATGAATCCATGGTGGCTCTCATTTCTTCCGATGCCGCCCGAATTCGATCTGTTTGGGCCTCATACATATTTACGGATTGCTTCATCCGCTCTATATCGAATTCAGCCCTCAGTTCAAGGTTTAATTCCTCCATTTCATTCATATGGCGGACATTTTCCTCTACTATCCGAAGGTCTGATTCAAATTTTTCTTTCTTCAGAGAAAGTTCAAGCTCACTCTCTTCCTCCATTTTCTTTTTCATTCGCTCTGCTACGGCAGCAGCATCTTGTTCCGCCTGATCCCCGTCTATCCGGACATAAGTTTCTACCCACATGCCCTCTTCGTTTTGAACTAATTCAGTGCGAAAGTTTTCCAATGCCGCTTGCGCTGCTTCTTCATCATATTCGACCGTGACAGCAGTCTCGTATTTTTGATCAACCAGCTTGTCGAGTTCTTTGTTGAGTTCCGATATTCTCTGATTGGCGCCCTCCGAATCCGCCGTGATAAGGATTTGTTTTTCCTCTTCCAAATTCTCTATCTGGCGCCCAATTTCCTCAAATTCCTCATATAGTTCTTGGCCGCCTTCACCCGCCATTAACTTGAGTTGTATTTCGGCCCGCCTATCTTCCAAATGATTTATTTGGCCTTGAACCTCACCTAAAGCCGCATTAATTTCGTCGATATTTGCCCTGGCTTTTTCGGTTTCAATTTCGAGTTCTACTGCCTTGATTTTGTCTTCAAGGTCCCATATTTTCTGAAGGTCTGTGACAACCTCTTCCGCTGATTTCAAAACCTTTTCAGAATCGACTTTAACCTCAACTGGTAACCATTGATCACCGAAAAGTTTATATGTGTCTTGGCCCACTTTCTTTATCTTGCTTCCATCAGCGGTTATCTCTATTTCAACATAGGTTTCCTCCAACTCGGCGTCAATTTCCTGTGAAACTTTGTAAATTGAATCCTTATCGGCCATTGCTTTAAATATTACCGCTTTTTCCCCGGTAATTTCAGCCAATTCAGCTTTAAGCCGTTCTCTTTCCTCATCGTTGGTCTCTGAACTCTTGAGTTTGACCCTGACTTCGTTCTCTCTGGCTGTAATCTCCTGGAGTTCCGCTTGGAGTTCCGCTAATTCTTCACGGTTTTCTACCTCTGTCGACAAAACGATTTCTTTGAGGTTTTCTATGGAATCGAGTTTTGCCTGAAGTGATTCTATTTCCTCATCGGTTTGGGCTTTTGAAATCGCAATTTTTATCTCTCGTTGCTTCTCCGTTAGTTCGTCAATCTGTTTTTGAGCGTTCTCTTTATGTGTGGCATCTACCATGGCAAAGAAAGCCGCTTTCCGATCTTCCGCCACCTTGTCAAGTTCCGCTGATAATGCTCTTATCTCTTCCTTGGTTTCTGCCGTAGCAAGAGACAATTTTAATTCGGTTTCTTTTTTCTCTAAATCTTGGAGGATTGCCTGGACACCTACCACCGTTGAATCGTCGGCCTGTATACCGATCAAAATGTCTTTCTTCTCAGTTACTTCGTCAAGCCTTTTTTTAAGTGAAGCTATTTCTTCATCTGTCTCTGCTTTTTCCAACGCCAACCGGATGTTCTTTTCTTCCGCCGTAAGGGTTTCAATGCTCTCCCTTACTTTTTCGAGTTCTGCTGCGGCGTTTTCCGCGCTGATCCCCTTTATTGCCTCATCCGCTTTCGCTATTGCTTGAACAACTTTATCGGTCCAATTCTCAACGTAATCGACGTTTTGAAAGGCTTCTGCCGCCATATCGTCGAACATCTGAATTGTACCGTTAAGGCTTTCAATTTCGCCTTCGAGATCAACAAAAGGAAGATAATCAGCCGCTTGAAGAATCCGGCTGAAGCTATCCAAAACAAAAGCCCCGAATTCACCAACGACCAATTTCAGCGTTTCAAATCCGACTTTTCCCAAATTGATGAGGCCAGCCAAAGAATCGTGGGCCGCTGCTACGGAAAGGGCCATTGCGCCCATAGCGGTATTTATAACGGTCAAGACCGTTTGAACGGCAGTTCCTTCCTCCGATGCCTCCGCAAACATTCCTCCGAATTCCGTGGCATAAATCGATATCAATTCCACGTTTCCGGAAAGGATAGAGGAAACATCAGCAAGAATGTTATAAAAACCCCTGATGGACCCTTCTCCATCGTCAAAACTTCCAGCCATCCCCTTCACGTTATCGACTATTGAACTGAAGGTGCTGACCATAGGTCCACCGATGCCTCCAGTGACCTTCTCCAATTCCATCATCTTTGTTATAACGCCCCGAATACCGGATTTTTCATCGCGCCCGACTAAATCCAGGATAAGGGGGACAAGGTCTTCACCTATCGTCTTTTTGAAAACATCCGTCGTTCCGCCCAGGTTGTTCATAACGACTTCCCACTTTTGGGATTTCGTTGCTGCGGCGTCGATGGCTGCGGAAGTTCCGGTAATGGATTCTGTGTAATAATCGAAAGCCGCCTGACCTTCGTTGATTATTGTAGCAAGGGTGGCCGCCCTTACGCCAAAAATAGCGATTGCGTCACCGGCAGAAATAGTTTGTCCGCCAAACGCCCCGATAATTTCGGAAAGGGAATGAGTTTGTGGGTTAACATCATCAAGGGTCAATCCGTATTTGGCCAAAGCCGCCGTTGTGGTATCGGTTCCTTTTGCGAGTTGCGCCAGGGCCATACGAAGGTTTGTGCCCGCCGTCGATGCCTCCAAACCTTTATCAACTAACTTGGAAACGGCTGCGACAGTTTGTTCAAAGTTTTGGCCGGCAAGTGCCGCAACCGGGGCAGCGTATTTCATGGCCTCACGCAACTCTTCAGTCCCGGCCGCAGAGGTAAATGCGGCAGCGGCAAAAGTGTTTATCACGCGGTCTGTCTCTTCGATAGACATGCCGAATGAATTCATGGTGGCCATCGTGGCCGCTGCCGCTGTCTGAAGGTCTGATGAGGTGGCTATCGATAAAGTAATTGCGGCATCAGAAACCGCCAAAAGCTGTTCCTCTGCGCCATAACCCATCTGTGCGATAAGCTGCATGGCCTCACCTGCCTCCTTCCCGGTAAGAGGGAATTTGGCCACAAGAGTGTCTAATATATCCCCGATCTCTTGTGAGGTAGTTCCGAATGAAGCAGCAACCGCTTCAATATCAAAGATGGCGTCATGGAATTCCGCAGCGGATTGAACGACCGAACCGCCCATCTTAACCGCTAACAAGGCGGCAACAGTCGAAAGGGCCAAGACCGCAGCCTCACCGGCCATTGCAAGTTTGCCGATAGAGGTTAAGCCACCCCGGATATTGTCGAAAGCCTTGGAATACTTATCGACAACGCCAACTATGACATTGAGTTTCCTATCGATAGCCATTCTTTATCTCATTATTGGTTCATCCCCAAAGCGAATTCCACGATATTATGAACCACATGCGGAAAGGCATGGGATAAACTTATTGTTTCTTTTAAATTGAATTTCGGAAAGGCCACAACCCGTCGAAAAAGGTCGATTTCAAACATCGTATTTTCATGAAGCCCGGTCCCGTCTGAACCTTCCTCAAATTCGTTATTGATCTTTCCAATCAACCCTTCAAGGTCCAGCTTTTCGCCCTTCTTTATTTTGTTCAAAACCCAGGCAAGGACGTGACCTTGCTTGTTTCCTAAAGTAGATGCCCGAATGTGATCATCCAAAGCCGCTTTCCTTACTTTGAAAACGCAAGGGCTTCCAAAAACCCCGTCTAATTCTGGAACAGGAAAATTCATTGGCCTTTGGGCCGCTTTCGCTTTTTCTTTGATGTGTTTCTTGGCCGCCTTGTCGCTGAAACGAGTTCTCTTGTTGGTCATGACTTCCCCTTTCCTTTGTTTCTCAAACGTTCCAATTCTTTTTCTTTCTCTCTCCGTTTATCATCGATCATTTCAATCACATGATCTAAACCCTTACCTATGGAATCAATATCGAGTGTATTGGCTGTATTTAAAATTCCGTAAGCAATCCAATATTCTACTTCTTCAACCGTCAATTCGTCTCCAAATATACCTTTGGAAATCTGGAAAACAAAAAGGCTTTTACCGCTACACAAAGCGAAAAGCTGATACAAAAAATTATTATTTTGCAGAATCAAGAATTTTTTTTTAAAGTTGAACCGCCATGAGTAAGAGATAAGATTTTTGTGGATAACCTTACCGCAACTTCAGGAAAACTATCACCAAGCCAAACAATATCGGTCCAACTTAAGACTGGATCAACCAAACCGGCTTTAATTACATTCAAATGAAATTGAACATCGGCAGGTAATTCGTTAAACAGCGCAACCGTCTCGCTTTCGACCAACCCAGCGTTTACTGATGCATTTAAAATCCCTTCAACGAGATTCAAGGCTGCATCGTTGGATTCTTTCTTGGCCCCTAAATATTCAGGCAAGGTAAGTTGACGAACAAGAACAACCGTGATTTGGTTCTTTTCCTCAAACGCTTCAAGTTCAAGTTCAAGTTCGTTTATCCTGTCTTGTATTTTCTCCTTTTTGTCCTCTTCGGTTTCGTTTATGATTGAATCCTTAAATTGGCCAATAACCGCTTTGTGTCCGTTTATCTTTTTCCTGATCTCTTGAATCTCTCTTGCGTCAGGAAGGCCCATCAAGATATTAAGCTCCGGGCACTCAACTTCCGCTTCTGATCTCTCAAGGTTTTCCCGACCCCTTGAAAAATTCCGTTTGTCCAAACGAACCATCCCCTTGTTCGTTTCCTTATCCCCGTTCTGGCTCATAAAATCTCCGAAAAATAAGGGCGGCCAGGTCTGGCTTTTAACGGACCCAACCGCCCTGTGTGTGGGTTACTATTCGGAAAAGACTTTGCGTTGGATACGCGTGAAATCTATCCACCTATGATATCGTAAAAAGCTCACCTGCCCCATCCAGGGTAATCGTCGCCGTCATGTTATCAGCCTTGGGCATCGATTTCGACACCTTCACAACCGCAATGCCGGCATAATACCGTTTGGGATCATTCCGGTCAGGATAGATTTTCACCCACCGCTTTGTGGCATCGATCTGATCCGAAAAATCCCCGGCTTTGGTCCAGTAAACCGAACCGCTGGAAGACCAAGACTTTGCGCCCAAAGCCTTCTGGGGATAATCCTCCCCGTATGCCTGCGATTCACTCGTGGCGACATCGCGGTCAACCGAAAAATCGTATGAATCCGGAAGTTCCTCAAAATCCGGTTCCGTGTAGGAGGCAAAAAGCCGCCGCCGGTGCGTCCCTTCTGAGGCCATGGGGTCTGCGGCGTGGATAAGAGGAAGGGCGTTGGAAAGCATAAACGCCCCTTTGTTCGATCCCATTTCGCCGCCGTCCCGGTATGCGATGGAAACCCCCGGAATTGAGGTGCGCTCTTTGGAATCACTGTCGATCTCGGATGAAGAAAAAACCGCCCCATCAGAAGCAGAGGCATAGGTGGCCGGCACATAACCCAGAAGGATATCCTCAACAGGGAGAAAAGGAAGACCACCGGCCACGCCCCGGTCCCGACTCACAGCCCCTTCATCCGCCGCCGTCTTCACCATGGCCCCTGTGGGATCAATCGTAATAGCTGTCACCATTACGTTCCCCGGCGTGGACGGTCGCGCCACAGCGGTCACCGTGACTTCATTTTCGATAACGAGCACTTGACCGCCCACCCGTGCTTCGCCCGGTTCCACGATGACTTCATTGGGGTTGAGGCCCGGCTTGATTCTCAGACCGGAAATGACCCCGTCAAGATAAACCTCCGGCTCACGCAACGGAGAAATGAAAGGTGCATCGGTCAGATATCGCGCACCCTTCCCTGTATAGTTTTCGTCCATCATCATTTCCGAAAGAGGCACAGGCATTCCGCCCATTTCGACTTCCACCAATGTTTCAAGTCCAGTCTTCCGACTCATGACTAAACCTCCTTGAAGTAATCTCTCATTTTTTCTTCGGTTATCTCTATGGGCAAAATACGATATCTTGCCGGCCAAGCAGTATTCAGAGCAGTTATCTTACCGATATTGACGTTTGTAATTTTTCGCCCCATTAATTCTGTTGGATTGTCGAAACCTAAAAGCCCTGAACAATCAAATTCGCCATCCGGAAAGACATTCACTCTCCGATCTGCGCCCTCATCCGCCGTCTCTATTTTGAAAGACCTCCTTTCCGAATTCCAAGAAACCGTAACGCCATCATAACAGTCGTCTTGTCTTTTCGAGTTATTCCTTATTTGTTCCTGAATTAAGGTTGCGACATCCTCCGGTTCCGCCATTGAATATCCACAAAATACATTTACAGGATCATTCCCGTTAATGGATACTTTTATCTTATTACTTTCCGCCGTAAAATTAAAGGGGATATTTTCTTCAGATACTACGGACCCTTCGCTTGACCCCTTTCGGTTATAACCGAAAAAACCGCCTTTCGCAATTGCCGTCCTAATGTCTTCTGTAAACTTTAAAAGTCCGACCCATTTGCCCGTCCCCAATATCGTTCCCTCTATATTGGAGGCAGGCATTACCAATCTGGCATAAATATGTAAAATATATTCAGTATTCACTAATCCGGATGACGCACGGGTTTCCAAATCCTCTTCGCTCACTGGTTCAAGGATTATCGTATGGCCTTGACGCGGATAACTTTGTGCGAAACCCACTTTGAATTGATCTCCGCCCACATACGAAAGACCTTCAAAACCTTTTATCTGATAGTAAATGGCCCTTAAAACCGAATCAAAAGACATGATAAACCCTTTATTTAATGCCCAAATCTTTCTTGAGGTGAATATCGATCATTTCTGCAAAAGCCGTAAGAATGTGTCCAACGTCCGTATCTCCGGGCACTCTGGAATGAGAATCCGAAATGCCTAAATGAACCCTTGGAATAATTTCAACCTCAATATTCCATTCATTCCCGGTTTCGACTTCAAGAAGTTCGATGACCCCGTCTTTTCCTTCTTGAGTTGCCTGCGCCCGTTCCTGGGCGTCTTCGCTGTAAACAACTTCCGTCTCTACCTTCGTGGAATCAACCAAGACCTCAAGTTCATTCCGCATCCTGGTTCTGTTTACGTTTTTGAATTTATACTTTTTTGCAAAAGGCCCATCATCGATTTTATTTGTGAGTGGTCCAACAAGAGTAGTTTGACCGCCTTTCATTTCCTTATACCACTCAGGGTTTTCCGGCCATTGCTCTCCGTCTGGATCTATCTGCTGCATAAATCCGGCGTGGGTAGAATTTAAGATAATTTGACCGGCATCATAAAGGGCGCTGTCCAAATCCTTCTTCTTGATCCTGGTAAAAAGTTTCTTTAGGGCTTCAACCTGGCCCATATCAAGTTTTGCATCTTTTGCCATTATGCCCTGTCTATCCTTCCCACCGTCTCGATTTTTCCGTGGGCGGCATAGGTGTAAAATTCAAATCGATCTCCGTATTCAAAAGGGGTATCGCCTTGCTTTATTTCCAAAACAAAAGGAAAATCCCCGGCCCCTTTTGATTTTCGGTCAAAACCATAATCGCTGAAGCCACCTGGAACCCAATCTTTTGAAGGGTAAACTTCTCCAACGATTACATTCGGAAGCGCACCCGTCCTTGTTCCATATGGAACAAACTCTCTTTTCGACAAAGCAGTCAACGTCCAAAATTCGGTCCTGGTAAACTGGTCTTTTGTCTCCAAAAACGATATATAGCCATTTCCCGAATTTGTCCTGGCCTTCTTTATTTCCGATGCGCTGGAAGGGAAACGAAGGGCTTTAAGCCTATCCTTGTAACTCTCCTTGAATTCCGTAACCCAATCTGAAACATTGGAAGATGATTGAACAAAACTCGAATTAAGAAGGCGAACAAACACCATTAATTTTTCGATATCGTGAAGAGAAGAAATGTGCCAGGCTGGCACCGCCGTCTTCCCTCTCAAATATTCGTCGTTGATTTCGTTAAATGCGGCCAATCGGGATGTATTGAGAAGTTCTTCAACTTTGTTCTCTTCAATATCTTCCCGGAAATAATCGGTCAGGCTTTCGCCGTTTGGCAAAATAAGGTCTGCGTTTTTCGAGTAAGTTTTTGTTGCCATGATTTTCCCTTAATAGTCGAAAGTCAAAACGGAATTGAAGAAAAAGACCGGATATGGATATGGAACCGAAACCCCGCTGACGTCATTCCTTTTAAGTTGTAAACACATCATACATCCCGGCCCAACCGTTCCATTTGGCGTAAGAACACAACCGTTTTCCGTTTCATCGAAATCTATTATTTTAAGTTTATGATAATCCGTCGATAATACTGGCGTTTTATGAAAGGTTGGCGCTGGAAAGTTTTTGTCCATTATGCTATTATTTCCAAACCCTCTGACGGCAAAAGACCAATTAAATTCACCGTTTACCTGTCCCGAATTAATATAATAAAGAGTTTGTAACCTTAAATCGCCCCCGGAATAGTCGGGAGGCATTGGAAAAAACCAGTATGCCTCCCAATCCACTCCGTTATCGTACTGTAAGCATGGAAGTTGAGCTGTAACGTCTCCAGAAACAATCTCGATTGAGCCCCGGATTGGATCTTTATTGGTTCTGACGTAAAGTTCCGCTGCCTTTACGTTAATGACCCCTACGTCACTGCGTGTTATGAAATCGTGTCGTGTCACAGCCCAACTTCCTTCAGGGGTTTCCTACCGAATCAAGACCTTGCCGGCAAAACGTCTGTCCGGTTTCTTCCGCACAGTGATGGTGACGGTCCCGGTGTCGCTCACGGAAATGTCTTCCATCATCTTTTTCCCGTACACCGACCCGTCGCCGTTCACATCTTCATAGACGACCGCGTCAACCTCCGTCCCTAACAAAACCGTTTGCTCGATTTCCTCCTGGAAATGAACTGAAATAAATTCCTCATCATCAAAAACCGCCCGTTTGGCGTCGCCGCCTTCCTTTGAAACGTCAACAAAAGTTTCTTCCGGGTTGATCTCAACCGGCTTTAAAACTTCCTCTGTAACAACTACTTTTACGGGCTCATCGGAAACAATCGGCATGAGGAAAATCCAGTTTTAGTCGGGAATAACGGTCACTGTCGGTATAAACTCGATTGAACCCTTAACCCATGTTTTTGCTTCCGTCGTCTCTACAATATCGTAATCCCCTTCAGTTACGTTTACTGCCCCTGTTTTGGTTCGTTCTGCTGAAATATAAACCTTGCCCTCGGTTGGATTGCCCTCTATCCCGCAATCAAAATCAAAAACAAGCTGAGAATCCCGCCCTTCATCTTCACGTACCTGCGACATAAAGGTTTTTCCAGTTAGGTCCATTGGGGTTGTTGCTTCTTTATCCGGATAGAAGGTAAAAATGCGCTTGAAACTTCTCCCTTTTTCGATGGTAAGGTCTTTATTGAAAGCGGACATCAGTCATCCTCCCGTCTTTTTTTCTTCAGGTTTTCAATTATCCGCCTGGAAATATCTAAATTTTTATTGAACGTCCAAAGGAGGATTATCAAAGTCACAGAAAACATTACGGAATCAAGTTCCTTCTCAAAAATAACCCCCTCAGAAAGAAACCGAAAACCACCCATAGCAAGAAGTCCGGTTGAAATTATCGTTGCCCGTAAGGATTGAAGACAAAGTGGTTTCATAAAACCTTGCCTCATCTTGATTTCCTTATCTGTCCTGCCTATCTCAATCGACAAAAGCCCGTGGAGATAAAGTCCCCGAACAAAGATATAAATTGAAAAACTAATCACCCAAACGGAAAACAAAGGGAAAAACCCTACGCAAAGACTTATACTCCAAGCCCAAATAAGAACGACCGAAAAGAAAAGACAAGAAATAAAAAGGCCCCAAAAGGTTTCATATAAAAATTTCCCGTCAAAAAGACTTTTCAATATTACATTGATTCGCCTTGAGACCTTCTCACCGGATTTGGATTTGTTTAATCGTGAAACGCCCGAAAGCCAAAGCCAAATCCGCTCTGCCCTTTCCGAATAATCCCGACAAGAATGAAGACCGCGCTGGAATAGTGTCCAACAATGGATTTGGCGATATCCAAAAAGAAGAAGAAAAAAGGCGATTGCCCCTTGTCCGAAATAACCCAACGTGCCATTTATAAAATTACAATATTCATACATCTTTATTACTTCCTTTGATTTCTACATCTTCCTTGTCTTTGAGTTTTTCGATTCTTTTCATAACAAGGTAATTCACAAAATCTAAAACCGATCTATAACAAAAGCCCGCTGCACCTACAGAGAAAAGCCTTGTTTTTTCAGATATATCAAAATCTATAAAGGCAAGGTAAACCAAAAGAGAGACAAAGCCAGAAGAAACAAAACCGACGACGAAAACCCCAAGGGAATATCTTTCTGAGTTCATATCCCGGACGAATCCGCCCAAAATACCAAGCAAGACCGGCGTGAAAAAGTCGGTGTGGACAAGCCACCGAATGAACTCAAAAACTATCCCGCTAAAAACCGCACTCTCAGTCAATTTATTTCACCGATTAGTCCAAAAGTTCTTTTGTATCAACATCCCGTAATTTCCGCGCTGGGTTCCCTGTCCAAATTTCGCCCTCTGGAATATCTTTCGTGACTACCGAACCGGCCCCAATAACGGCGTTTTTCCCTATGGAAACCCCCGGACAAACACAACAACAGCTACCTATTCGGGCAAAATCCCCTACTTTAACCGGCTGGGGAACAAATTTTTCAACCCGCAAATACGAAAGGATTTTATCATTGGTAATCGTGACCCTTGGGCCTACATAAACGCCCTTTCCAATTTCGGTGTAAGCACCGATATTTGAAAACTGAAATACTTTCGTTTGTGAACCAATTGAAACACCTTCTCCAATGAAACAATGATCCCTTATTTCAGACGTTTCATCGATAAATACGTTGGGTCTTATTTTGATATAATATCCAAGAAAAACGGTTGGAGAAATTAAAGCCGTTTTATGGATTATGTTTCCCTTGTTATCGAGATGAACCCCCGGCTCAATAAGGGTTTCGTTCATTATCTTTACCGGATTGCCTATGTAAATGCCCGGTTTTTCCAATGACCTTGGAACAAACGAGTTTGCCCCAATCGAAATATCCGGACCAATCTCCACGCCTGGCCCGATAATTGCCCCGGCCCCAATCTTAACCCGGTCCCCGATCTTGGCCGGTGAATGGTTCCCTTTAAAATCCGAATGAAGGATGACCGCCTTTGGGCCTATGAAAACGTCTTCACCTATAATGGTATCTGGGGAAATAATTGCCCCGGCCTTAACTATTGATCTTGTACCGATCTTGCAGTTTGAGCCGGTTCGCACAAAACTTCCGATTGTCGCATTGTCACCAATCTCGGTTCCCCGTACTAACTTCACGTAATCACCAACCGTCGTTTTGTCGCCAATAACAACGTCCCTTTCGATGATTACAAACTCGCCAAGTTTAACGTCTCCGACCGCTTGAAACTGACTTCCCCGATAAACCACGTTTGATCCGCTAATCATGACAGCGTTCTCCTTGCTGGTCATCTAATAAACCGGCTTTCGTTAGTTCCAAAACCAACCCAGGAAAGTTTAATGCCAACCAAATATGTTGATCCCTAAAATCCATAGTAAGAACTGATCCGCAAAAATTCTCTATGAAATCAATAGGGTTCAGCATATCCCAGTTGCCCTTAATACACATCGCAACCGTCTGTGGTATTTTTTTCCGAATGATCCCGGCCATGCCCATAACATCTTTTCTCATATGGCCCAGGGTTTCATCCTTCGTATTTTGATATAGGTTCCAGTGTATCTCTTCAAGGGCTTTCTTGGAAAACATTTCGCCTGAATCGAAATATCCGCCCTTGAATCTCTTTTTGATAATTGGATTGCGGTGTCGGATATCTAACATTGCGATATCCGACCCGGCAAGAAAACCCTTACCTTTCCAAATTTCCTTTAATCCTCTTTCGATCCATCGGTCACAAAAGACATCGTCAGAACCAGCCACCATAAGGGCGTCAGGCTCCATCGTACTGGCTTCAAAAACTGCGTCCGACATCTTAGACCACAGAGGAAGGTTGGGCCGCTCTAAGAACAAATCTGCGCCACTCCCGGATGCTATCTTCCGGTTTTCTTTCTCCCCGGTAATTATCAATATTGGCTTAACGGTCTGGCGTTCCTTCAACCTTTTCGCCGTAAGGGTTGCAATCTCATATCGACCGTGAACCGGCATAATAACCACAACCTTGGCGCTGATCTTTATCCTCGATTGCGGCGCTGAATTCGTTATCTCTTCTTGTGTAAGATTTGGAAACCAGGTTTCGCAAAAAATTTGCCTGCTACGGACCCAGGCTGCCTTCATATCGAATTTTTTTTGGTGCCCCGTAGTAGAATGTGCCTTGTGTTCAACGCCGTGATCTAAAGCCAACGCTATACTAAAGCCCAACCTCTTCGACCTGAAGCAAAAATCGGGATCATCGAACCAACACGGTGAATATCTCTCGTCAAGAAACCCGACCCTTTGGAAGACCTCCCAAGATGCATACATTCCGCCTATACCAACATATGAAGGTTCCTCAAGTATAGATTCCATTTTATAGGCCCAAGCCTTTGAATCCATAAACCAACCTTCAACCCCGGCGATATCACCCCCGGCCACTTTTAGCCTATGAATTGTTTCTGGCGAAATATATTGGTCATTATCCGGACAAAAAAGAAATCGACCCCTTGCCGCCGTTAAAACCTGATTGCGCCCTTCTATTGCTCCGTTGTTCTTATCGTTTCTCATAAACTTAAACAAAGGACCAAATGAAGGGAATTTTTCTTTAAGTTTATCAAATGAAAATTCGTCAGTTCCATTATCAAGTAAAACGATTTCTTCATTATATTTTTTGAAAGCTAAAATCCGTTTAATTGCTTCAACAGTGACGTCTAATTTATTATGATATACAACGCAATAGGAAACATCCGGTTTTTCCAGCACTCTTTTAACCTTCAACGCAACCGCTTCTGGTTTTATCGCCTTGGAACAAGAGACGTTACCTTGATATCCACTTGAATTACATTTAATATTATACCAGCATGGACCGCCTGTCGGGCAATCTTCTGGCGTTACTTGAATCACGAAACTGTTTCTGTAGTTTCTGGTCCTTATCTTCCCGTCAATATGGGTAAAAAGCCATATTGTCGGAATGTCTAAGGCAGCGGCAATGTGTGAAAGTCCCGTATCTGGACCAATAAATAAATCGCACTCACCTATAAGGGTGGTAACATTCCTCAAATCTCGTCCAAAATAAAACGAAACCTCTTCATTTTCCTCTAAATTGAACCATTTCGGTTTCTCTTTAGCAAAAACCAACAATTTATGATTTATAATTTCGACCGATGTGTGAATATCTCTTTTGTTCTCCCTTAAAATATCAATAAGGCTTTCGATTTCATACCAATCTCTTGCAGGCGCAGCGGATTCTAACGCAACCCCTATGGTCAAACCCCTTAAGGTTTCGTGCTTCGCCAAAAGTATCTCTTCTCTGGAGAGATAAAGTTTTGGCATTGGGGTTTCTTCCGGATTAAATCCCGCCGCCTTTACAAAAATCTCCGCTCTATTTAGATCGACTAATGGTTGAGTTTTTCTTTCGTAATCAATGCACTCAGTCGTTAGATCGATAGAAACATCCCAAAGAGAAGGGGCAACAATACTTACGCTAAAAGGAACAAGTGAGTCAATAAAGGGGTTGTTTTTCGCCAAACATAAAAATTGTTTAGGGCAGGAAAAGGTTATTTTTGATTTTGGAAATCTTTTCTTGACCAATTCTATGACCGGAAAGGTCATAACGATATCACCTATCCCGCCCAAAGATCGATAGACAAGAATTTTTACAGGCTTGTCCGTGTTTCTTATTTCGCCTAAGTCTATGTGTCTTGTAGTTTCTATTTTAAAGAAATATTTTGATACAGTCTTAATTTTCGATTGAAGGAAGACAAAGGGGATGGCCCGGATTTCAACCGCATTCTGTTCTCCTGATACAACAAAAGTATCCGGCTTTACAAACCGGATATCGTAACCGCGCAAAGGTCTTCTATCGAATCGACAAAGGGTTTCTACATCCTTTTGGGAAGAAAGAAATTCAAAAAAATCTATTGTTGGCACAAGTGAAAATTCACCCGTCAGGGTTATCTTTTCCCCTTTGCTGGCAAAAGTTTTTGGGCCATCCCCTTTTAATCTTGCAAGCATTACTTCTTCTTACTGCGCCGCCGTTTGGCCCTGGCATCATCGCCATCGCCAAGGTCATCGTCATTTACTTCAGGCGGATTTTTGATGTTAGCTGCTTCTCCGCTTTGGTAAACGGCTTGCTCGACGAAAAGCCCGAATTCTTCAGCCAAAATTTCTTTCTGGCGGTCAGGGTCTATCCCGGCGTTTGAGAAAGCATCGATAAGGTTTCTGGCCTCAACGCGCAGCACAGATTCAGGATCAAGGTTTTCTATTTTGACAGACCAGATTGTCGGAAAATCCCTGGCCAAATCCCTGGCCACGTTCTCCGGGATTTCTTCCGGGACCAAAAAACCTTTTCCTGGTTCCACGTTAATGTTTTTGAATCTGTGCTCCGTGGGGAGATATGGAACCGAAACTGGGCCGGTTTTGTTTCCTTTGTAAATTATTCGACGTTGCTGAAACATTGAATCTCCTTCCCGAAAAAACAGCAGGGCCATAAATACCCAACTTCATAGTATTATATGGCCCTGCCCCCTTTCTGGTTACTATTTTGCGATAAGCGTTATTTCATAAGCCTTCCTGGACGTCTATTTGGTCTGATCTACAGCCGCCGTATAAATCTGGATAATACCCTCGGAAGACAGCACCAGGTCTTCCCACGCAGCGCTGATCGCAATGCCGTGTCTGAAGCCATAGTCCGTTTCTTCTTCGTACCAGTTCACGTCTTCCGCCTCACCGGTGCACAGACACTCAGCGCCAACCATAACGGCCCCGGCGACAGTCACGGCGGGTGAAGCAGCGTTGGCAAAAGCCGAACACTGCGTGGTTTCATGAACGATGGCCCCGGCAACTTCGCCCATGGCCCCGGTAAAAAGCGGGTTGGTCGCGCCCCGTTCCCCGGCTGACCGATAGTTTGCGATCCAGTCAGGGTCTTTCCGAAGGGAATAGGCCTGCCACGGATTCACGAAGCAAAGATAATACCCTTCACCATCGGGCATATCCGGCAGCTTGATCCGCGCCACGTGGTTGTCGGTCAGTTTGGCAACACCCCGTCGAATGAGTTCAACGGAAAAGACGTCTGCAGGATCAACATCGTTGACATCACTGGAGCCACCACCGAAAACCTGGGCAATTGGAGCCTTTTCCCAGCCTTGGTTCCCGGTCGCAAGGGCGGCAGCCCACACGCCGGAATCACGTTTTTTGGCCATCCAGTTGCCGAGTGCGATCTGCGCCTTGTCCCGAAAGGCAAAGGTGATTTGCTTCTTGACCTTATGGGTTTCGGACACAGCGTTCCGTTTCCAGTCCGGCGTGGTTGTAACGCTTCTGGGCGTGAGTTTTTGCTCCTTGCCCATCAGGGTTTCTTCCCCGTTCACGCCGGAATCATCCGGCAGGTTGATGAGCTGGCTGATCTGGATCGTATCGCCCGGCTGGTCCACGAGTTCACGCTTGACGATAACGGGCATGCCGCTGCCCTCTTCGCCCGAAAACCGTGTCCAGTACATCCGGCCCAGTGTCTCTTGATAGACCTTCTGGGAATAGATTTCCGGAATCATTTCAGCCATATCGGCTGCCGTCGTTGCGTTCATCTGAGAAATTGGATCTGGCATTTTTATCTCCCTTTAGTGTAATTGGTTATCGTTCCGGTTCCGGTTCTTGGATCATTCCAATCACCAAAGGGTCATCCCTTTAACCTTGTAAACTTTGTCGCAATGATGCGGTCAATTCGTCCAGCCGCTTTCGCTCTTCCTTGGTAAGCCTTCCCTTTTTGCCGGTAAGGGCTTTGATCTCTTCCGTGATGGTCTGGTCGCCTTTCGGTTTCGGTGACGGTCCCGATGGTGAAGCAGCGGGTTTTCCGGCTTCTGCAACGAAATCGTCAAACTTCAGAATGACCTCTTCCTCCAGCAGATCAAACTCTCCGTCTTCATTCAGCTGAGTCATTTCGTTGATGAAGCCACGGCGTTCAAAATCCGACCGAAACTGAAAGCCTTTTTTGCTGGCCAAATCCGAAATGAACTGCTTGCGATCCAGAATCCGGTTTTTCTTGGCCTGCTCCTGAAGTTTGCGGTCTTTCTCTTCCGCTTCCTTCCTGAGCCGTTCTTGCTCGGCCTTCATCTTATCGAGTTCGGCCTGGGCACGTTCAAGTTCCGTCTTCTCCTTGGCGGAAAGTTCTTCATCCTTCTTTTTCAGCTGGTTGACTTCCTCTTGGAGTTTTTCCAACTGCTCATGGCTTTCCTGGGCCGCCTTTTCCGCCTTCTCCAGTTTTTCTTTCGCCTTCTTTTCCGCTATGCGGCGTTCAGCGTTTTCCTTCTGGATCTTGCGGATGTACTCTTGCGTTTCTTTTTCGGTGTACTCTTTATCACCGCCCTTGCCGCTTTCTCCATCGGTTCCGCTTTGGCCGCCGGTCTGATGATCCTTTTCCTTCTCCTTTCCTTCATCGGTTCCTGTGTTTGTGGATGAATCTTGGCCGCCTTTTTCCGTGCCGCCGTCTCCCTGACCTTGTTTGGGGTCTTCCCCTGTTTCTCCGTCCATTCTCTTCTCCGATCATTCGGTTTAATTAAATTTGTCCACCTACAATGATGGCCCTTTTTCCTAAACTAAAAAAATATCGGTGGAAAGTAAAGGGGAAAAATAAAAATCAAAAAGATATAGCTTATTTTCGCCCAATCAAAAAACCTCTGATATGAAGGTTTTCCAAGGTACGAATAACGGAATGAAGTTCCGTATCTAAATGAAGTTCCGTTGTATCGAACCGAGATTTTGCAGCAATGTGAACTGGGATAAGAAGAAGGTGAACGACTTCGTGAAGGGCGGAAAGATTTATTTGCTCTTCGATCTTTTCTGTTAACGCTTCTTCTTCATCTTCTGAAGGCCAAGAGGTTAATCCCCAACTGCTCCAAACGCTTCCCAGGGTAAAAGTAACCGCCCGACCCTCACTGTTGGTCGAAATTTCGGCGAAATCGCCTTCAATGTTTTCAAAATTGAAGTAAAGTTTCCAACTATGGAGACCAAAAACATCGATCCAATGCCTGACTTTTTCCTCGAAAAATTTAAAGTCATCCCGATTCAACTTAATTTCTCTGGTTTCATATTCGTCGCTCATTCGTCTCTTCCTCTCATGGTTCCGCCCACCCTCCCCTGGTTGATATTTTAAATCTTGCCCTTTTTCTTTGTCCTCACCGGCGCATTCTTGTATACCGCCCCCGGCTGCTGTGGCGGCGTTCCCGTTGATGGCCATAAAGATCGTTGTTGCCTTGACGTTTCTGCCCTCGGCGTTTTGCTTCTGGGCGGTGGCGTCGGGTTGGGGTTTCCACCTTTCTTTCCCTTCGCAATCCGCTCCATGGCCTTGGCTTGATCCACCTGATTCTTGGCCCGTTCCTTTTGATCTTCCGCCATACGTTTGGCTGCTTCTGAAGCCGCATTCATTCGCTCTTCGTCCTTCTTGATTGCTTCCGCCCGCGCCAATGTGTATGCGTCGTCTTCCGCCATCCACCGTTTTTCTTCTTCACTGAATTTTAGCATGTAACCCCCTAACAACTAAAAGTTTGAGATAAGTAAAACTAACGCCAAACACGCAATAAAACCGCTTATCCATGAAAAGGTTAAGGTTTTTTGCCGACTTTCTGACATATCGGCAATCGCTATTAGCAACAAGAATAAGATGGTCAATCCCGCTACAAAAAAAAGTCTTGCTATGTGTATTTTATCTGGTGTCATTTATTCGCTTTTGGTTCGTAAATGAAAACCCCGACTTGATCCGAAAAAGGAAGGTCATGACGGACATCCCCGGAAAGAATCACATCTGGAATCCCCTTTGGGAAGGCCAAACAAGCCGCTGCCTTGTTGAATTTATGAACGCAATACGGACAAAAGCCAGCCGTTTCAAGGTCACCCGACTTCCAAGAAAATTTATCGGCCGCATTATAATCTTCTTTCTTTTTTGCCATTAGCCTATTACCTCCATAACTAATGTTGGCCGTTCATTTATAAGTTTCTCCCCAAGCACTTTAAATTTTGTTCCAGCGTTCAATATTATCTCCTGTTCCGCTCCAAAATAAGGGGATAGTTCATTTGGCGGCAAAATAGGCGTTCCCTTGGGCACTCTGATTTCAATCTCTTTTGATTTCCAACCCTTCGCAACTCGATATTCAACGCTTGCCGAACTAAACCCCTTGTCGGTCAAAACCGTCCCTATGCTTTCTTTTGTTTCATTATAAACCCGATCTGAAACGCCCCGATACAAAACGGTATTTTCTGGCATTTCATATTTATTAAAGGCTTTTTTGAATGTATTATTATCTTTCATTACTTTTTTCACGGCTGCATCTGAAACGTCGTACTTTTCCATGAACTTCTCTTTTCCTTCTCTTAAAAGATAGTTCATTTCAGAATAACCGTTACTGCAATAATGTTTTGTCGTTTTCTTTTGCGCCTCCGTAAGCGGTGTTGACTTCCTTGCCCTCTTCTCTAAGTCCTCAAGATATTTGGTTGTATTTCTTTGAGGCGCTGCTACATAATCCTCGGCATCTGGAACCGTATCCACTGGCGTTGCCGTTGGAATGGGCTTGGAAATATCCGATGGGCTTGTTACTTTTTTGGGCGCTGGTTTCGCCTTCTTTTTGACACCTCCTAAAATATCCGCTTTTTGTTGTTTGAGGTCATTATAAAGTTTTTCAACGGGCGCTGGTACTGAAGCTGGGTCCGTTAATAGTTTTGGATGAACACTTACTATGTCTGTTATCTCTTCGTCTATTTTTTTGACCGCTTCTGGCACCTCAGATAACCCAACCGATTCTGCCGACTTATTTTTGGCAGCCTGAAGTTTCTTTTTGTTATTAACTAATGTTTGGTATTTTTCCAGCTGCGACTTAGGAAATTTCCCTTTGATTGTTTTTTCCTGAATTAGTTTATTTATCGCGGTTTGAGCGCCCACCAAACCGTCGTTTATCTCCCCCAGGGATAGTTTTGATACATCCTCATCCGTTAAGGCTTTAACTTTCGTTGGGATTACAGGTTTCAATTCGCCTTTCTTCGCCTTCTTGAGTAGTTTCTGATTTGCCAAAAGGATATCAAACTGATCCTCTATTTCCTTTGGCATTTTAGTGGTCCCTGGATACAATTCATCTATATCGTCCAAGGTCTTCTTTGTCATTGCAATACTTTTATCGAGTTGATCATTGGATAAACTCAAAACCTTTTCTTTGGCAAGGGGCACCGCCTTTGGTAAATCCTTGATCTTTTTCTCTTTTTTCTCTTTTGCTTCCTTTAATAAATCAATTTTTTTATTAACAAGAGCTTTTTTTTCATCCATTAAAGCCTTATAATGCGCATAAGCCCCCGGCCACTTATCTGGAGAAAGGTCTGCCCCTGGATAATTAGCTTTGATTTCTTTCATCTGATCAAAGACTTCTTTTACCCTATCATCAATATCGTCAATATTATCGGGTACGGGTGGCGGTGGCGGTGGCGTTTTGGGAAGGTCTTTTGGCCCCGGTTTTTTCTTGAGGTCATATAAAGGGGTTTCGGGTGGCGCAACATATTCCCAATCGGGCACCTCATTATCAACAGCCTTATTTAGTTTTTTCTCTACTTCGGCATACATCTTCTTCCCCTTGTTTGGATCTGAAGATTTTGCCCATGTTCCTGCTGCCGACCCCTTAGCGATATACCACGTTGCGAGTTGCTTTGGAGCGGTCGCCAATTCTTCAATAAGTCTGCGCCGCCCGACTTCGATTGCGGCGTTGATTCCAGCATTAAGGGTATTCCATTCACCACGAGTAAAAACGAGTTCACACCGGCAAATATACCGTGGCGGGAAACCGTGATCCGTTCCCATCTCGGTTTCTTTAATTACGCCAGCAAGGGTGGCCCCTATGCACTCCGGTTTCGTGCGTCTGTCTAAAGGGTTTGAGTTCCAGCAATATTGATATCCGTGCTCTTTCGCTAATTCCCTCACCAACGCCGTCCTTTGTGCTACGGCAGCCATAATAATTTCGCCATCCACATCACCGTTAAGGCTTGACCCAATTTTTATCGTTCCGCTTTCGGTCCAAAATGACGCCAAAAACTCTCTTTCCGTTAGTTGGCGACTTATCCCCTCAAGAAAGTTATCAAGTGCGAAAGCATCCCATTTCTGCTCGGCTGCATAAATCCGCTTTCGTAGTTTCTCAAATATGGCTTGAGCAACAGACAAAATCGCCGTCTCGGTTTCGGTTGGAAGATAAAGTCTATCCTCTTCAACGCCCTCCTTTTTCAAAATTGACTGAATTTCCCGTTCCCGTTCCCTTGTTCCTGAAATGAGTTGACTCGAAATATCCCGCGCAATTTCCATGGCTGCGGCCAAATGGAAGTCTTGAATGGGCTGAAGTCGGTTAAGGATAGTATGGCCCAGCTGGACGTTTTGGGGTGTGCTTAAAATCCGTCCATCTTGCTTTTCGAGCAACGAAGCAAGACTGACATAAACGTCGCGCGCCCTTCGGATAACTTCTTCATTCAAATTTCTGAGTGCCTTGTCTGCTTTCTTTAAAACCTTGTTTGAACGCCCTTTATGGGCCAGGGCAACATCAAAAACTTTCTTACCAGTTCTTTCGTCCATCTAACACACCCCTGTGTCCTACTATTCGGAAATATATTTGCGTTGGAGAGAAGTGAAAACAAAGTGGAAAACGCCCCGTGTTATTTCTCCTTCTCTTCTTCGTCTTCTTCGTCGTCTCCCCTTACCGACCGCATAAAGTAGTCATAGTCACCTTCTCCATTTTCTAAACCACCAGCCCCAAGCAAATCTCTTTTTTCCTCTAAATTCCTTTTGATCTGCTCTGCTGCTTCTTCTCTCGTCATATCAGGATTCTTTCTGAGCAAAATATCGATTGGTGAAATAATCCCGTGTTTGAGTTCAAAGTTATCGATGACTTGTTGCTCTTCCGGCGACAATGGAGCGGTAAAAGATGAAAAATCAATTTCGGCAATTTCGCCTTCAAGCTCTATTTTTCGCCCCGTCTCATGAAGCCGTTTAACATAAAGGGCTTTCTTTGCCAATTGGACAAGAGTTGGCCCGTAACTCTTGCGCCTTGCCTTCCATTGTTGTTCGATAGGCATACGCTTTATGCGTAGGGAATAACCAGATTGTGGTTGTTTAATATCGCCCGTTGAAACTACATCCTCTGGAACCCTTGCTATATTCCTCAGTTCATCCTTTAAGGTCTGCGCCACCTTCAGCACATCCCCGATCTTGGCGTCAGGAGTAATATATTTGGCATCGCCCTTTTCGCTATCGGGCAGCTTTAAAAAACGGGTTGGGGCAATATCGACTTGGATATCATTATCCGACCGAATAAAGAGAAGGGAAAAAGACTGAAAGTCACAGATGCGCATAAGTGCTGACCAAAGGTTATTATACACATCATTAACCTCCACGACATCGAGCACCGATGACTTGCCGTAAAATGTAGCTTCATCGCCTTGCGGTTGAAATAGTTCTATCGGAATGAAGCCATAAGGATTATCACCTTGAGCCTTAACGTCATAAGATTTCTTCGCCCGGTTAAAATGCGCAACAAGGTATTTATCCCTGCTCCATATCTCTATCCGGTTTTGAAGTCGATTTTCACCCGCCCCCACGCCTGTATCAAATTGGTAACTTATTACAATGGCCCCGATCCTGCGTGGGTTTTCCGTATCTGGAATGACGTGAATAAATTCCCCTCGGATATCTTCAAACGAAAGGGATTTATCACTGTCATTCCACCGAATAGCCACAGCGCACGTGTCGGATATCTCCGCAACACGTTGGACCGTCTCGAAAAAAGGATAAACGCCCTGGCTCCATAATGGCGTCACTATCTCTTTCCAATCCTCCTGTAATGACTCATCCGTAAATTTGATTTCAAACCCTCTACCGAAAACGCCATTCACGTATTCATCGACCACGGTTTTGGTATAGTTAAAAACCGGCTTTTTTCTCAGGGCAAATTCGTCGTCATCTTCCTTGAAAAGCCTTTTTATGTACTGCTTTTGAAAGCCATTATAAAAATCCCAGGCCTTTCCTATTTGTTGAATATAAGCCGTTCTCTCTGACATCAAAAGCGCTGAGAAGGATTCTTTGACCACTTTTTCAACTACGGATTTGAACAGCATAATAATTACCTCCCTTTAATAGCCAGTGCCTGAATTGGTAGTTGTCCTGACCGGATGTTCCCTCTCAACGTAATATCCTATTGCGTCAGATAAATGGGTATATAAACCGTCAGAGGTTTTGATAATCGCCCCTGATGAATCGGATTCTACAATTTCAAAATCCTCAACCGTATGTTCCGCCGTCTCCGGATCGACCATAAACTTTATTTTGCCATTGGCCGATACAATTCTGGAATTGACGGCGTTGATTCGTGCCCTTTCTGGTGGGTTTCTCTTTCTGACCCTTATATTGAGCCGGTCCCCGAAAACCTGACCGAGTTCATATTTGATAATATCCCAATCGCTTCCTTTAATCTTTGCTGAACCTTTTGCTCCGCCAGAAGCATCACCGTAACAATAAACCTTCCCGGCGTGCTTCCGGTATTTCTCCAGCAACTTGTAACAAATTATTCTTGTATTTGAATTTTTCTTGACCCAAACCTCGTCGATAATCCCTGTACCAGAATTCCTTTGCGGCGTTGGCAATTCATCGAATTCCTGACCTACAGCGGCAACGCCCGGCGACACATTAAAATCGAACATCAACAATAAAGGTCTTTCGGGATTATATAGATGACGAAGGGCAGCGCAATTATTCTTTCGGGAAAAGGTATAATATGTGTTGCCTTGAAAATTAACGTATTCACCGTCAAGTTCTTGCCTGGCGGTTTCTTTATCCATGTCCTGTTCAAGTTCTTCAATTTCTTCAGGCGGCAATATATCCTTCGACCGCCAATGAAAAACCTCCCATGTCGGAATTTTTCCCCGTTTTAATGCTTCCAAATATCGCTTGAGGGCTTTTTCCTTTAATCGAAAATAATGATTCATGCCCTCTGGAACACCAACGAAAGACGCCCAACCCTGCCTATCGGCCAAGGCTGGGCGCACGTTCTCTTCCCAAACCCCATCTTTCATACTTCCGATCTCATCGAGCACGCACCCATCCCATGGCGTACCTTCGACCCGTTCTGGTTTGTCCATTCCCATTACGAAAAGTTGAACATTATGAACCAAAAGAATCGAAAGTTCAGACTCAGATTTGTCCAGAATAAGGTCTTGCGGAATCATCGTCTTTAAGTCGTTCCAATAAATCCGCTTGGCCTGATCTCTCGTTGGCGCACCAATAAAATATCTTGGGTCAGGAAACCTTGACCCCTTCAAAATCTTTTGAACAAAAAGCCTTTTCCCCTCAAGTTCCGTTTTTCCGCTTCGCCGACCGGCGTGAATCACCTTAAAACGGGCTTGGCTCTGGGCCAAACGGGCTTGAACCGGATGATACCGTAATGGGTAAAACCTTTCTTTGGACCTCTCTAATGATGCGCCCGGTTTTTTGTCTCTAAACAATAAGCCCCCCTATTTATTCATGGCTTTATTTGATTTCGTAGAAGTTCCAGGGATAATTATAAGTAAAGTTCATCCCTAAGTAATTCCGGAAACATCATACGGGCAAAGGGATTTAAAAGCAAGGTATAGTAAACCATGCGATAATGCGCCACCATGAGAAAAACGACCACTGGAGACGCATACAAAGGATAGGTCATAAATGGATTGATCATGCTGCCTCCCCGTCGAAAGGTTCCCATTTCCCGGTTTCGCCCCGTTTCTCTATCTTGAGGTTTTCCAGGCTCATTTGTCTTTCAACGCGATCTTCTATGGACTCACCGGCGCAAAGTTCCGCTGATTTCCGTTTTAACCAAAGATCAAAGGCTTTTGTCTTCACCAATCGAACAAAAGCCCTCTTCTTATTCTGAAATTGGCTCTTCATCTCCCGGCTTTCCCCCACCGCCCCGGATGGACGATGAATAAGTCTAACCCCGGATTCAGTCTTGTTTTGGTGTTGTCCGCCCTTACCGCCAGCACGAAAGGTTTGGACTTCCAAGTTTTTTATTGAAACCGTAAAAAGTTTTTGCCTACGCACGAGCAACCCCCTTATCGAAAAAACAAACAAAAACCTCTGGCTCTACCTCAAACCCTCTTCCCTCAAGATCGAAATCCCAAAGAACATCCTCAACATCATAACGCAACCCAAAGGGATCACTCTCTATGGAAGGGGTTTCGCAAACAAATTCGTCAAATATTTCCTTTTCTATTGTCGCCAAACCCCCTCCTTTCGGACTATCCCTCAAGCAACTTGAGTGCGTCCTTTTCTTCGTTTCTGAATCGTCGTCTTACACCTTCCTGGACTGCTGCGGAGCATCGGGAAAAATATTTCAATTCCCCGTTTCTCCGTTCTGAAGACCTTTCGGTGTAAATGAGCTTGATGATATCTCGATCCGTTAAAAAATTAAGGTTTTGCGCGCGCATCGCTCTTTCGATTAGTTCCGCGCCATTAAATGCGCCGTGTTGAACGGACACAGACCAAATAACGTCATAAACGGCGAAATGTCTGTTGAGAAAACCAAAACCTTTCTTCTCTAACCGGCGCATACATGGTTCATAATGCGTCTGGCGGATAAAGTCGTGTTGCTGGGCGGCAAATTCCTTTCCATCCCGGTCCCGGCGACAAATCCTCAACCAGACTTCATCAAAGTTTTCGTCTCCGGGCATAAAGTAATCTGCGTGGCCTTTAAACTCAGAGTGCCATCTTGAACCGGCAATAAACTTTCCGACCGTAGAAGACCATGTGTGCCGCCCTTTTACCTTTGAGGCCATCTGGTATGAGCCATAAGACTTGCCGCCCCAATCGCCTTTTCCGCCCGATATCGTACACGGCCCCCGGCCCCCGGTTTCATATTTTTCCGATAAGGAGCCGAGTTCATGAAGGGGTTTTGATTCAACCGGCTCAATGAATTCCGGATAATCGTGTTGAATATCGACTTCTTCAGGCATCGGTTTAAGCCCTAAGCCTTCCCAATCAGGCTCATCAACATCCGCTACAACATCCGGTTCCCCTTCTATCTCGGCATGAGTTTTTTCTTCCTCTTCAATCTTTATCGCTTCTGGCCCCTTTCTTCCAGAAAAGAGGTTTTTGACCCAACCGAAAAAACTTTTAAACAGGTTATTATTCTTTCCCATTTCACTCTCCTTAAAATGCTGTTCATTTTACCCACTTTTGGAAAACCCAGAAGTGGGTTTTAAAGGGTATAGATATAAAGAAGGTAGACCGAAAGATAAGTTTTAAAGCGAATTATCACTTGTGTGATCATTAATTCACTTTAAAAGGGCTTGCGCCCCCTCACTTCCTAACTCTATACCTGAAAGGGAATCAATAAGCCTTCCCTTTCTTGTTTTCTTTTCTTTGTTTACCCTTTCTTTCGTGAGGCTGCGTTGCATACCGTATAAGGGCAGTAATGCGTCAGCAGCCTCATCGTTTCCTGTTTTGGCTATTTCCTCCAGGTAACTTATCGCTATCGACACCGCTTTTTCACGCGTCATTACCGTTCTATTTTCACCCGTATCCAATTTTCATAAACCTTCCTGTGTATAGGTACAGACCCGCACGCCTGAACTCGGTTTTATCCGTCGTTTTTCTTCTCTGATAAAAGGTCATAACGCCCGACCACTAACGCACCACGAGTGAATGCCTCGAAACATTCAGGGTGAATCCCGTCTTCTTCTCTGGCCCAAGATAAAATCCCTTTTATCAAATCCTCGATAATGACCCTTGCGTCGCCTTCTGGGTCATAATGAGGACAACGATAATGATGTGTCGTAAAAAACTTTTGCGGTTGTCTCGCCCACTTCTGACACTCGCAACCTCTATTAAAAAAGGCTTTTGGATCATCCATTAGCATTCTAACCTTTCCGCCTTAAACCGCCCGGCGATATCTTCAAAGACGACCGGCACCTGAGAGTTGAGCCAATTTAGGGCCATGAGCATAACCGATCTTGTCTGCCTTGCCGACTTCCGGGAACATCCCGACCAAAGCGCATGACGCCATTCAAGAAGGTTTGCCGTCACAAATATCTCGCAGCGGTTTGACGTCGATAATATCGCCCGTGCGTCTGTACGGTTCCAACCGAGTTTTTGCGTCAACTCAAGATATCGCCCTTCAATATCGAGAGCAGACTCAAGCCACACTCTCTCTTCTTTCTTGAGGGTATCATCGAACAATCGCCCTTTGAACAATATTGCGCCCGATGAATCACGCCCATATTTCCCCGGCGCAATTCCCTCAAACCAAGTAGGAAGGATGAACGTCAGGTCAGTCGATTTATGTCCATTGGAAAAAAGGGCAAGCTCATCGGGTGTCTGGGTTACGTTCTTGAAGCCAAACCCCAAAATGTCCTTTCCGGTCCCGATATCGACTACAAAAAAAAGGGTAACTGACGCATGTTGAATCGCCTTTGAATTCCCTCCCTTGATTTGCTCCCTCACAAACTCATAGGCAGAATCCTCGGTCATTCCCTCCATCGTCTTTTCCGCATGTCGCCCGATTTCCTCTATGCGTCTCAACATCTCGATGCTGCCGCCATATGGAAACATGATAGGCGTTATTCTTGATCTATTGAGGATCACACAAGTCTCCTTTTTTATTTCGGAATCACATAGTTATAAAATTGCTATATTCGCTCAGACATTTGGACTTCCGTTGACATCGACTTAAGATTGAGCAAAAGTCTTTCGATTACCACTATGGCGTCGGTTCCTTCATCGATAATCTCTTCAATAGTAACCGGATTTGGTCTTGAATCAGGGTTACAATCGACCGGACAGCAATAATCGTTTACCGCCCCGGCAATTTCTCCCACTTCCTCATAAAGAAGGCCAAGAGCATGGTGGACGTTATCGGGAAAAAAGGGGTGTCTCTTTCTCGCTTTCTTTCGTTTTTCCTCTATGGCGTCGGAAAGTTGTTCTGGCGTCAAGCTATTATCCTTCCTGCGGCGATAAGGGAATTGATCCTTCAATTGCCCCCATATGTTCCCGAATTTTCTTGGCGACATCTCCTGGGTCTTGAATTTGAAAGACGTTCGTTTTGAGCCAAACATCAGGATAAAGGCTTTCAAGCATACGGACTGCTGCGTGCCAATCCGGCGCTGCTTCCCTTCTTTTAATGACGTGTTTAACGGTTTTCATTTGACCCGTCTTTTGGTCCAAAATCCGTTCTTTTGTCGTCTCCGTCCTTACGTCACCGCCTTTCGCCGCATTGAATACTACCGAAACAAGGTTGATCTCCTTTTTTCCCATTGCTTCTTCGTATTTTTTTGCGAAATACTCAAAGCCAGGCCTTCCCTCTTCTGCGTTTCTTCTCCACAATGAAACGGTTCCCAAACTGAGACCAACTGCCCTTTCCGCGCTGCTTTGCGACACTCCCTTTTCGAGTTCTAAAGCCAGTGCGTCAACCATCTCCTTTGTACAAAGGGATTCTGGCCCTGTGGGGTTTTTCCTTTCGGTTTTCCTCCCTTTTGCATTGGTTTCGTCTCCGTTACTTGGTCTGAAACCATTCCCGTTCCCATTGATTTCCTTTATTTCTGCTGCTGCCGGTCTTCCGGTATAAGGTTTGCGCCGTTTAAGTTCCATTCCGATATCCTCCTGGATTCAAAGTATCTATCCTAAGAAATAAACGGTTGGCGCTGAAAAGTAAAGGGGAAATAGAAGTCAAAAAAGTTTTCGATCTTAAAATAATGGGTTTTTGAACAAGAAAACCCTGGAGCGGTTTCCCGTCTCCAGGGTTCAAAGGTGGGATATGTGGTAAGGTATGGGGTGGGTTAATTCGTTTGGAGATTTCTGGAAAGAAACACGATTTCGTCCCATTCTTCCTTCGTGCACGACTGCCTCATATCCTCTACCTCTTCCATTGGGACCATTCCGGGATGGCCCAAGGAAAGATAAAGCTGGACCGCTTCCTTGTCGCTGAAGGATTCACTGATGGGGTGCTTTCTCATTCTGGTCATTTCGTTCTCCCTTCGGTGGGGCGGTCCCGGTTTCCCGGTTCCGCCCCGGTTTCGGTTTAGCCTATCTTTACCAATCGCCATTCTTTGCCCGGATTCAATCCCTCAAGCCGGTCTTTGATTTTGATCGCTTCTTCTTCGGTGAACCGGCTGGGGCGGCTTGCGCAACTCTCTTCGTGCGGCCGCTTGTACAGGCCACCGTCTTTCTTCACCTGATAAAGTTCAAAGTTCTTGCCCGCTTCCATCTGGCCCTTGCGGGTTTCGTTTTTTGCTCTTTTGAAATCGCCGTAAAAAGTTTTGCTGATCGCCATTTTGTTTCTCCTTTCGGGTGGGGCTTTCCGCCCCGGTTTCGGTTTCCCTCTGAACTTGATTACTAATATAGGGGATTCTTGACCCAAAGTCAAGTCTTTTTTTGACTTTTTTTGATTTAAGGTCAAAAAAATTTTAAGTATGTGAAAATATAAGAAGGGCCACCGTTGAATCCGGTGGCCCTTTGAGGTTTCCCTTAGTCGATAAAGGGCTTCAGTTCGTTTTTTGCCTTCTGACGTTCTTTTTTCTTCCAAATGCGCCTTACCAACTGACGCCCTTTCGACTTCTGGTGGCCACGATAATCACCGCCCTTTCTTTTAAATTGACCGGTGCTCGACTTCATGGCAAATCGGTGGATATCGGCGACATCCGGTTGAGCCTGATCCTTATCCCTTGGAATTCCGTAAGGTTTCACTATGTCTCCTTTCTAAGACATAAAAAACGATATTTTGCCGTTGGTTTTAAAGTATTTTATGATTGGTGAAGGGGCACTGATGGCTGCCGGCGTGAACATCTTCAAAACCCTAACGCCCCTGACTGCGCGAAAATGGCGTTTAATTTCCGAAAGAAGGGCATCCAAGGCCATTTGATCACCCTTAAAGGAAACGATTTGAACCCTGCCGCCTTCTTGGTTCGCATAATCAACCTCGAAATCCGCCCCGGAAAAAGTCATATGGGTTCCGCGCCATTTCGCCTTAGTTTTTGGAAGGTCAAAAAGTTTGATAAGTTGATCTCTTAATTCGGTGGATTTGAACTTCATTTCGTTCTCCCTTCGGTGGGGCGGTCCCGGTTCCCCGGTTCCGCCCCGGTTTCGGTTTATGCGGCCAAACTTACCTTTTTGATGCACTCAGGGCCATAACCGCTTTCGATGCTTTCGGGCACCGTAAGTTTGCGCCCGCAACGCCCGCAACGCCCTTCGTGCCAAACCTCTACGCATTCCGGCAAATCCCGACCAAAAAGAACCATTCTAAAAACCCAATCGAAAGCCTTAAACGCAATTGACCCCTTATCCGCGTGGGATTTCTTCGTCAACCGGAATTCTTTTTTGTTAAATACGGTTCCGAGATAACGATAATCAGCCTCATTATCCGCCCCGTAAAGATACGAAACAAACCATAAATCTTTTTCGGAATGTTTTTTGATTTTATAGGTGACCCGGTTTCCGGTTTCCCGGTTCCGGATAGTGACGGTGGCGCTACCGGCGTGGAGATAATCGAAAATATCTTTGGCGCTTTTAATTTGACCCTTGAAGTCCATTCCATTCTCCTTTCAAGTGACCCGTTTTGGGCCGGTTTCGGTTTTGAGCCTTTCCCTGCGCTCTTGATTATTAATATAAGGGATTTGAACCCCAAAGTCAAGTCTTTTTTTAACTTTTTTTGACTTTAGGGCAAAAAAATTTTAAGTATGTGAAAACCTTACTTAATCAATCTGATTTCACCCTTATCGGCCATCTGCTCGATAAATTGCGTATAGTTTCCAAACCTTATCTCTTTGTCCATCTCGGCCATTCTCTCTTTGACTCCCTGTGTAAACTCCCAAAGGGTCTGGAAATTCATGTGGCTACGGCTGGCGATTTGTTCCGTGATCTCTTTCGGTGTTCCGGTGTATTCTTTCCCGTTAATGATCGCTTTCATTTGTCTCTCCTTTTGAGTTGGGGCGGGATATCCCGCCCCGGTTTCGGTTTATGCGGCGTTAGCCATCTGGGGCTGAAAGTGAAAGTAACGACTTTTCAACCATTCGACCGCTTCACTATAGTCGTTGGTGGTTCCGATCATGGCGAAGGAAGGGAAATGAAGTTTTCCTTCGGAATTCTTGGCGGCCAAAATCTTAAGGGGAGCATATTTGGAATTTTTGGAATCTGCGAGCATCGTGTTGACGGTGTTTTTGTTTAAACCTTTGACGTTAATAAAGTAGTTGGCGATTTCTTTTTGGGTATAACGACCGGTGGCGATCATCTCAAATGCTTCCTTGTACCAATCCTTCTTGAAGGTAAAATCGGAAGTTGAAATGGTATTATGATGAGCGCTGAGGATAAAATCGGCCACTGTGTCGATATTGGCGCCGTTGGCGGTTTCGCCTTTAAGGCTTGCCTCGATAATCCCTTTGGTGACCAAGGCCCAGTTGATGATCTTGGTTGCTTCGGTGGTCCCTGCGGCGCAACGGAATTCGACCGTTTTACGAAGGGAATAAGAGTTGAGATTGAGGGTTTGATACCGATTAATAGAAATGGTGTCAAGAAGTTTATTTGCGATGGGCGCGCAGTAAGTATAATTGGTGCGGCGGCTGGGCGGCAGGGCGTTGAGAATAACTCCCTCAATATTTTGAAAGTTGGCGGCAACCTTTAAGGCTGATTCGTAGCTTTCGATGCCGTGATGAACGTGAAGGCCGCAAGTGCGGTTGACGTAAGCAATTGAGGGATTGTCGATGACGCGTGAAACCGCCTGGACCGCTTTGAACCCTAAATCCCCGGAAAGAACTGGGGAAACGATCTCAACGCCGTGGCCGCCCCGGCTGTCGGGATGAAGGCTGGCGTCGGTTTTGAGTTCCCACCGAGTAGTGTTGGTGGCGTCGGTATTATGGTGATATGAAGCTGAATTGAAAACCGTAAAAGGAAGGTTGGCGGCCTGAAACTCATCTTTAATCCGGTTGGCGATTTCTTCGTTGTTAACCCGGCTGATGATTTCGATTTCGATGCCGTATGTCCTCATTTGTTTCTCCTTTCGGGTGGGGCTTTCCGCCCCGGTTTCGGTTTCCCTCTGAACTTGATTACTAATATAGGGTATTTGAACCCCAAAATCAAGTCTTTTTTTGACTTTGGGGCAAAAAAATTCACCGTCCATAATAAGTATATGAAATATTAGGCTTTTCTTTCCAGCTATCCGAAAGGCTCAAAGCCAATTCAGCCCTTTGAAGTTGACCCTTCAAAATCTTTATTTGTCTATTTTTACGTGCCTGAAATGATTCAAGTGCCTCTTCTATAGTTGGACAAGCATACCGCTTTCTGGCGGACAAAAGTACAAATCGCATTCCGCCCCATCCACGAATCCAAACCCCTTTCGGTGTTCTTCTCTCGATAGGAAATTTATGAAGATGAACTTCCATCGTATATCCGGGCAATGGATCATCGAAATCGTCAACGCCAGGTGAATATATTGCTTCTTCAAACCGATAAAGGGCTTCACCGTCTTCCGGTTCCCATAAGGTTACATGTTCAGGTGTTTTCATTTTCATTTTCATTCCTCTTTTCGACTTTGGCCCAATTTATCGCTATAAAATCCAAAAAATAATTCCCTTGCCTCAGCCGCCCCACTGTTGATTTTACCTTTTCCTCTGGCAAAAGCCCTTTGGCGCTGATACCTTATTGCATCACCAACGGACATTCTTAACGTAATTTTAGAATGAGATGAAAGCCCGTTATTGAGAGTTGCCGGCCATGGCTCTATCCAAACAACGTCATAACCTTCCTGATCAGCAAATGCTTCATCGATATCGACCGGATCAACCGACAAAGGGCCACTCTCTTCGTTTTCCAAATCTCCAATGTCAATTCCGCATCTAAGGCAAAGTTTTCCGGCTTCTGTACCTCCATAATCTCCTGAACCAACAAAGTCATGACCGATATCTTCGCAGGAAAAGTCCTGAGAAAATGGCTCATCATCTCTCTCTTTTTCCTTTCCGCATTTCCAACAAACTTGTTGCAATTTACCTCCAGAATAAAAACCCGTAGAAACAAAATCGTGACCGCCAGTTTCTTCGCAAATCAACTTGCGTTTATCCGTTATCGATCTATCGACCTCAAGAAACTGGTCAAACGATTTCTTGAGGGCTTCCATATCGTAATCAAAAAGCATATCCCGAAAATATCTGCCTTTGGTCTTATAATATTCTTTTTCTTGATCTCTTTGTTTAATGGCATTCCCGATATAAACGGAAAGTGACGATACCTCACCAAGCTCAAGGCGACAAAGGGCTTTTGTCAAAATATCGATATCCTCTGAATCAGCTACCCTTAACCCATCAAGAATTTTTTCGATGTAATCCATATTATCGGCCATTTTATCCCCTTTCCTGGACGGGTTTTCCCGTCGTAAGACTTCTTGTTTTCACTTCTAACACACGCAAATATATTTCCGAATAGTAAGACACAGGGTAAAAGACTTGAAAGCCTTTTCGCCCGTTAAACGGGCCGTTGCTTCTTTATCCGGTTGGCGGTTTTTTCATCTAAAGTCAATTGAACTTCTTTTCGCCTTGTGAATTTGACCTCTTTCATTCGTCTTCCTACCTCCGCATAAAGCATGCACTTATAGGTGTTGACCTTTCGATCTATCCAAGGCTGTTGGGTTTTTTCATACCTGTAGGCATCCTTTCCGTAAACGTACCTTGCCCCGTAATGCGAAAAGCCGCACATCGGACAACCGTCCAGTGTAAGTTTATTTCGCTTTCGTTTTTCGACGTCAATGCGAAAAATCCATTCGCAACTTGCGCACGTTCTCAAATTCGCTTTTTTGCTCATAGGTCTTCTGGGTCCCTTTTCCGTCTTTGTCTTCCGGTTTTTGGTATTTCTTCCCTCCAACCATTCTGCGGTTTTAAAACAAGGGTTTGACCCACATCTATGCAAAAATAAAGGTTTCCAAAATCAGTAAGGACAACCTCACCATTTTCCTTTATTCTAAACCCCACCTGCGTTATTCCTTTGCGTTTGATCTCAATTTCTTTTATTTCTCCGTCAAGTATTACCTTTTCCCCGTCTTCACCCCAACCGTTTTGCGCTGAACGGTTTTCGATAGACACACTGCTTGTTGAATATAAAGTCACTTCCAATCCATCGATCTTCTTTTTCATATCTCTACCTTTCTTGGTTTGAGGTTTTCTAAAACTAATGCTTTTTGCCAACCATCTGCCTCCCAACGTCCCGATCTTGACCCGGTTTGAATGTCGATGACGTTTGATATCGGTGCGGTATAGGTTGCGCCCTCATCCGTCTCGAAAAGTTCATGAATGGGCCCATCCGGAATTCGCCGAAAGAAAAAAAGATGGCCTTTAGATTCTGGTACTTTCCCCAATACCGCCCTGTTTGACCTTCCTTCAAATTCGACATCCGGGAATTCCGCAAGATCAACTTTACCGTTATATCTCCTGTTGTTAAATTCAATTTGGTTCGTAATATATCTTGCGTCAACCTTAGACAAACCCGGATTGTGCTTAATTAACCAATCTTCCAAAAAAGACTTCGTGGCCATGCCTCCGGCCTGGACCACTGCCGCCGTCAATTTTAGGGCTTGTTCCGTAATGAAATCAAAATCCGTCATTTCGTTTTCCTTTCAGTTGGGATGGGATGTCCCGCCCCGGTTTCGGTTTATGCGTTCTTAATTTCCAATATAGGGTATTTTTGATCCAAAGTCAAGAGGTTTTAAAGCCCCACCAAACTTAAGGCGCATTTGGTAGAGCAAACTGGAAATTTTCCGCACATTTTACTTTCGCTTTCAGGCATTACCTTTCCGCACTCTTCGCAAGTTACAAAACCATCGAATTCAGCATAAATACCGTGACCCTTTGATGGAAATTGTTTCGCGGATGGATCATAAATAGAGCCATCCTCCCTTTTCGTCCACCAATGTTGTTCCTCCTTATTCCATATCGGGTCAAAATAATATCCCCTAACGAGAATCAATGATGGGTCCGATTTAATCGCTTGGTCACATAACTCTTTACATCTTCCCCTATACTTTAAATAATCGCTTTGGCTCATTTTATCCCTTATTTTTTAGTTCATTAAAAAGTCGTTTCAAAAAATAAAAAGAATCACTGAAGGCATTATTGTTATTAGTCTTTCTTGATCCTGCCACATTCAAAACCCTTATACCGTTAAGCCGTCTTCTGGCCCGAATTAAAGCCCTTTCGTCCAACTCTCCAGACATCATAAAAATAAGGGGTTTCACCGCATATTTCTTACAGGCTTTAATGGTACAAACTGTCCCACGGCTTTCCAGGTCATAAGTAAGGATAAGAGTTGCCCCGGCTGTCTGGACGTTCTTATATGTGCGGATTGCATAAGATTTCGTTTTCAACGGAATCAAACCAAACCTTTCCCCCAACGAAGGCATCGGACCCTCATTGGTCATAAAATCCTTTGTGATATATCCGCCCGTTTTAAGTCCAACCTCCCTGGCCGCAAAAAGAGCAGCTTGGTCCACTCCAGTTTGTCCGCCCGATTGAATCTTGATCGCCATACCTTCTCCTATACGTCCACACCGACCATCCGCTTTATTTGTCTAACTTGCTTCATTTTAAGGTCTGCTGGGTCCCCTTCGTACAACTCCAAAACCTCCGCATGCGGAACAAATCCAGACAAGTATTCAGCCAATTTTATCGCTCTTTTTGTCGCTTCTGGTCCGGAATCATACAAAATATAATATTCATCAACGCCAGCATTCTTTAAAAGCCTTATTTGGTCCGGTGTGAATACGGTTCCGAGTGTTCCCACTACGTTTTTGGGGCCAAATCGCCAGGTATCCAAAAGCCCTTCTGTAACAAAGGCTTTATTGCCAAATACGTTATCGATATTGTATACAGTCTCCCTAACAGGAACAATTGACTCTTCGTTTGGTAAGTTTGTATATTTTGTGTTAAAATTCCTTGTTGCGTCTGCACCGATAAAAGAAACCATTTCACCGCGCAAAAAAACCGGAACAATTATCCGAAATCTCCAATGGCCAAAAGTCTGACCAAACATTAAACCGTATGTTTTTATTGTTTCTTTTGGTTTAAAACGTCTTTCTCTCAAATACTTTATATGACGCTTTAAAGGTTGACTCGTTATCTCTATTGGGATTTTAAGTGAAGATGCCCTCTTTCTCCCTTTCTCAACCGGAATTGGATCTAAATCGGAAAACCTTTCCGCTATTCTAAATGCTTCACGCCACTCGACTTCCTCCAACTCTCGAATGAGTTTAACTATGCCGCCCCGTTCTCCGCAAATCCAACAACTAAATCTTTCCTGCGGCGATATACCCAGGTGATTGTTTCCGGAATAGTCATGATCACCGCAGAAAGGACACTCTATATTAACCCAACCTCTTGATACGTTGCGCCCACTCGTGAAATAATTTATCCCTCTATCTTGAAGGTATTTTATCGAATCAAATGACATTTTCGATCTTTAATGACTTGGTAATTTCTCTTTCTCTCGCAAGCACTTCTTTCCTCTTTTCCTTGTTCAAAAAACAACCGATTTCCTCCCTCAATTTTTTCAACAAAAGAAAGGGATCAACCGATTCAATTTCAAAAGACATTAGACCAAACTTTTTTCTGAATTCCCCGCACATAACGGCTTTTGGATAAGGAATAAGAGAAAATTCACGCCCATCGCTTTCGTTGACTAAAAGTTTTTTTATCGTAAAAACACTACAAGGAAGGATATCTTCAAGTGAAAGCCTTACCGAATTATAAACTTTTGGTCCAAATTCGTCGAAATCTCCAAGGAACAAAACGAATGTTGATTGCCCCTTTTCTTTGGATCTCCTTACAAACCGCCTTCCTGCACTCCATATTTCCGCTTTCGTCGGTTCCCCGTAAGTAAAAAAACAATCAACATCTAATTCCCGGAATAACCAAGGAGCAAGTCCAAAAATCGGTTTCTCTATCCATATTTCAGGCCTAATCGTTTGGTTTTCCCATCTATCTAATCGAAATTTATTGAAATCACACTTTCTACCTGTTTCGTCAAATAAAAATCCGTTTGTTTCTCTTGGAACCCTTTGATTTATAAGGTTTTCCCTCTCAAATTCGTTGTGAAAAAACACTTCTTTTAGTTCTCCCTCGAACAAAGAAAGACTTCTCAAATGGTTCTTTATTATTCCAGCTTTGACCGCGAGATAATAAAGTTGTCGCAAGGACAATTTAAGACCTTGTTTTTCATACTTCTCCATAATGTCTTGCGTGTCATTTATCCTTCTGAGCGAATCTGGAGGAAACCTTTTTTGTAAGGCCATTAAAGCCAACCTTCCCTTTTATAGATTTTAATCCTTTCAACTGTATGCTCGGCCAAATATCGATATGGGTCCAAAAAATCGATTATTTTAACGGTTGTTTTTCCTTCGGATATCCTAAGACCACGCCCAACTGCTTGCAACGTCCCGATCTCGGATTTGCCGCCACAAGCGTTTATGACATTTCCCAAACTCTTAATGTTGGCCCCTTCCCTCCATATATCCGAACAAATCACCACTTTTATTATACCGTCTTCAAGGTCTTTTTTAATGCTTTCACGCCTTTTGGACCCTTCCAAAAATCTCCGTGCTATTTTTACTTCCTCTGAATTCTCTATTTCTCTATTTCGTCTTGTTATCTCTGCTTCTATCCTTTCTCTTTTTGCCTCCGATCCCGTGGTCATCTTCTTGGCGTGAAGTTCCTTTAAAGGGTTTTTCATTTCCTTGATTGCGGCGTTTATCTCCGTTGGTGGTCCGGCTGATAAAACTTCGTGCTCGATATCTTGACCGATCAACAATTCAGAAAGAAGTATTCCATGCCTGATGCTTTTTATCATGATCAAAACGGTCTCATCGTTACGCAATGCCAAAATCGTTTCTCTCACAATAATTCGATTTCGGGTTTTGTTTTCAACTATTCCAGCATTATAAACGTCTTGATATTTTATAGTTCGTTGAATCTTTGCGTCTGTATGAACCGACTTTAAAACAATAATAGGGCGGGCAATCATCCCCTTTTCCACCGCTTCGCTTATACTAACTTTATTAATAACCGGACCCAAAACCCCTTCTATGGTTAACGCCCTTTCTTTTTGCTTTTCTTCATCTGGCAAGGTAGCAGTAAGACCCACCTTAACCGGCGCAAGGGAATAACTCAAAACCCTTTCATAACTTTTAGATCCAGCGTGATGGGTTTCGTCTACTAAAACAACGTCAAAATAATCCATCCAAACATCTTCGTGTATATTGGAAAAAGTCTGGATCATAGCCACTACAACTTCCCCGTCAAGGTCTTTCGCCCCATCCCCTATTTTACAAATATCGTTAAAGCCAAACCCTTCCAATTCTGAAGCTGTTTGATGTAAAAGGGTTTTTGTATGAACCAAAACCAAACGCCGTTTTCCGGGAAAACAAGAAAGAATACCGGCTGAAACCACCGTCTTTCCGGATGCAGTTGGGTGATGAATAATACCTCTTTTTTGTTTCGTAACTGCTTCTATTGCGGCCTTTTGTTCTGGATGAAAGGTTATCCCTTCAATAAATGGTTCTCTTGGCGTAGGGGCATCTTTTCTGTTTTCTACGTCTGGTTCAATATCCCTACCTTTAAGCCCATCTAAAACCCTTGGGATGAACCCGGCCAAAAAATATCCGTCTTTCAACAAAAAGGATTTCTTGGTGGCCTTCCTATGTTTGCGGAATTGACCTTGAATCCAAAATTCCGAATCAAAAGAAAGAATTTCTTTGATATACGGCCAAAGGTCTTTCGATGCCAGCGCAAAAGTATCAACTACCTTTATTGAATTCTCTTTCACCCGTCTATCTCCGATATTGCGGCCAAAAGGGCTTCGTTTGGGGTTTCACCTTTTCCGGTTTTAAGCCTGCCGCCCTCTACGTGTTGAATTCCTGCTTCCCAAATTAATGGTTTGTGTTTCTCTCCGACCAGGCCTGCTCTTGTGTGTAAGTGATAAAGCTCGTGTAAGAACCAATTGTCAGGGATAACCGAAAAGTCAACCTTTAGATCAATATCGTCTTTTACCATGCCTTCAACTCCCTTACTCCATTCAAAGTAGGAGCATAAAAAGCAAAACTTTCCATAGGGCTTTCCATTTCTTCCAGATCAAAAATAATCCCTCCAGCCTTTCTGATCTCCGCTTCCATATTGTCGAAATATTCGGTTTTAACGTAAAACTTGAAGGCAAGCCCGTGTCCGATCTCAAAGCCATCCGGAATTTTATCTTCATCGAAATATTCGCCTTCAATCTCATACCCTTTACACCAAAAGAGTATTTTTTGAAGATCTTTAATTGTCGCCACTTCAGGCAACAAAAAATTGCCCCTTATCCGTTCCATTCGACACACCCTTTCATCCAAAGCTCAAACTCTATTTCTTTTTGATCTGGCGGTCTAAAGAAAACTTCACCCGGTTCGCCCGTAACCTTATAAACGTGATTACAGCCGGCGAAAAAGATTTCATATCGAGCACCTGGTTTAACAAGGGTTTCCCTTTTACAAAACGTACAAAAAACCCCTTCTATTTCATCATCAGGCACTTCGTACCTTCCCACGTCCGCACCCGGTCTTGGAAAAACCGCCCCTGTGCACCAACGCCAGCCGTTTGATACTCTTATCCAATACCCTCCTGAATAACTGTGCGCCTTTGTGCCCAAGGGATAATCGTACATTTCAACCTTCCTTTCCGTCTCTTTCCATTCGCTCTTTTATATCCTTCAAAACGATTTTGGCATGCTGTCGGCAAAACGCACCATCTGGTCCATGCCCCGACTTTCTAAGGCATTGACTTGAAATAAAACCACCAACCCGCAAAACCTTATAGGCGCACTTTTCTGGATTATAAGATTTCCCTTTTGGTTCACCCGACCAAACACCATATCGCCACGTTTTCGCTTCCTCTTTTGATTTCGGATACCTCACTTGATCCGTCTCCTTTTCTTGGTAAACACCAAGCCTTCTCTCGATCTTAGCTTGGGTTTTGTTTCCGGTTTTGATTTCGGTTCCGGCTCAACCATCCGGCCCAAATCGAAATATTTTGAATTAACAAACGAATAAATTTCTTGAATTATTCGTATTGCTTCTTGTCTCCCAACTTCCCTTTCGAGATAGATAAGGATTTTTACTTTTGCGTCAGAACTAATCCTTGAAGTTGGAGTCAAAACCCCTTCTATTTCTTCTGTTTGATAAACTATCTTTTGTATTGTTTCTTTGGCCTTTCCGGAAAGACTATCCCAAAGAAATCGCTTTATTGTTGCCTCTTCAGGTCCGTCTTCTTTTTCTGAAAGCACAACATCGTCTATATCACTAAAGGCCTGACCGCTCACGATTAAATAAGCAATCTCAATATCATCCATTCTGTTCCCTTTCTTTTGCCCGTCTCTGGGCTTCAAGACGTTTTTGTTTGGTCCTTCTAAACCTTCTAAACTGCTTCATTTTAACCCTTTCGAGCCAAAGTTCAGCAATGATCATCCAATCTTCTTTAATCCCTCCTTTTTTTCTTTTGGCCATTTTCTCCGCAATAGACGCATCAATCATTGCTGATTCAAGTTCCGTAAATTCCCAATCTTGCTCCAATTTTTCATCCAAAACTTACCCTTTCTCAAGTCGAAATTTTCCTTTGTTCAACTTTGTAATATAAAGGGTGACGACTTTCCGCTTGCCGTCGTCTATGACCACTATAAACAAAAACCCTCGAAAGTAATAAGGTTCAATCTCCTTAAATCCAGTTTTTATCATTCTGGTAACGAGCCAATCTGGTCTCGCTTCCAATGGTTCCGCTTTTCCTAAAAGGTTTTGTATTTTTTCCGCAACCTCCTTGTCGCCTTTTTTGCTTCCGGTCCATTCCCGAAAGCGTTGAATGGCATGATCTGTGACTATAACCTCTTCCACCTGAAATCCCTCCTTGTTTATAAATCAAATTTGCGGTATTTAATTAAACGTAAATTTAGTTCGTGTTCCCGGATACCAACAATGCACAATTCGTCTTCACCATCCCATGAAACGCCCTTCAGAGAAAAATCCTTTCCCTCAATAAAAACCGGGCAAGTATACGGACCAAATTTCCTGCGAATAATCTCCTTTCTTTTTAATCTTGCATTGGCTTTGGCCCTTTTAATCCTATCCAGCCTTGCCCTTTCCGCTTTTTTTGATCTTCTCTTCATTCCAATCTCCTTTCATTCGATAACATCGATAAGTTTAGTTTCAACCAAAAGGTTGATTCGTTCTTGGTTCTCCATTCTCTCGAATTCCCAAAACGAAATCTTTCCTGTTTCTATCTCCAATGGAAAGTGTTTCTCAAACGCATAAGGGTTTATTTTCATATCCGAAAACCGCCCGCAAGCCGGACAAAACAACCGCCCTTTTTTTACCGCTATATCAACATGGGCCAAAAAATTACAATGAGCCATTTTGATCTCCCTTCGGTGGGGCGGTCCCGGTTCCCCGGTTCCGCCCCGTTAGGATTTATTGAATCCGCTTCCTGATAGAAACCTTTTGAAACGCACCCAAACGTCTTAACTCTGGCCGTTCAAACTGCGATCTCGACAAAATATAATCCGATGCGGTCTGCGCCTTTCCTACTGCCTGGACAAACTCTACGCTATTCAACTTGATAAACTTGAGCCAGCCCTTAACGTAAGCTGCGGCGTTTTTGAGGTCATTATCTATCCCTAAAACGCCGCAAATAAACGCGCTTGAAATCTCCGCTATCAACTCTTCAAAAGAATAGGATTCAGATCCAAAACCCGAAACCCCTATGTCCCTTTTAAGTCGATCTTGATGCCCTGTAGAATGAGATATTTCATGGAAATATGTATCAAAGAAATCCGCCGTTGAATCAAAATCCTTTTCAAAGGGCATTTGAATAAAATCAAAAAAAGGCGAATAGCAAGCCCTATTTCCGCCAAATCGAGTGTCAGGCAATTCTGAATAGGTTTCCAAAACCATGCGCGCCCGTCTTTCCCAAGCAGGCATGACCTCTTCTACCTCTTCCGGTTCCGTTATTTCTTCCGGTTCCGTTTCCAACTCTGAAAGCCGTTTGTGCTTAATATCGTTTACTTGATCTGTATTCCAAACTTCGTAAATACGAAGAAAGGGCACGGTGCGTTCTTTTGTCTCTCCGTTTTTCCCTTCCTTTTCTTTCTTGATGAATTTGGTGAACAGGATAGTTTCCGGCTTTCCCGTGACAGTTCCACCGCAACTCTCTGCCTGTTTTGCCGTCACCCAATAAGGGGATTGATATTTGGACCCGGAAAGAATGAGGCGATTTATGCCCCTGTAGGGTTTTCCGCTGATGAGGTTTTTCGGTGAGTTAAGAAAAATGGCGTGTTCCATCGAACCATTGGAAACTTTCCAGGGTTTCCTCCAGGGCAAAACCCCTTCTTGTTCTATGGTTTCGATAATCCGTTGAGAAATCCTTTTGTAGATTTCTTCTTGGTTCATTTGTTTCTCCTTTCGGGTGGCCGCCTGGCCGGTTAAGGGTTAAAATTTTCTGACTTTCGATTCAAGGATACCTCTATTTTTATAAAAAGTAAAATCCGGTTAAACATAACTACAAACAAATATAGATCGCTTTACGACTAAATCCCCTTTTTTCTCCTTTTTTCTTGGTTTTTCGTCAAATTAACCTTTCATGCCTAAAACAACCATATCTGGCGTTTGAATAATCCGTAAGCGGTCTGCCTCTACTTCCATCAAGTCCCCGTTTTCTAACTCAACAAGGGCGGCAATGGAAAAACCGTCTTGAGCGTTACCGATCTGGCCTATATAATGCACTTTTACCATTGGCACCCCATCGGGATCATCCGTCTTTTTATGATCCCTGAATAAAAGGGCTATCGTTGCTGCTTGATGTTGGTCTATCATTTTATCTCCTTACCTCTACCATTTTATGAATACCGTTCCGGTAACGCAACTCTGTAAACCGGCTTGTGCGGGAAACGACCGTTGCGTGTCCCTTGTCAACTATCCGTTTTATCCAAACCTCTGTGCGCTTTATTGGTTCATCTTTTATCAAATCGTAATCGCAATCAGCGCAACGGGTTTCGCCGTCAGTAAACCAGTCACCACAATATGGACAGCGCCACGCCCTTTTCCCTCTTGCCGGTCCAACTATAAAGTCTTTAT